AGCGATCCCTCTCTCTCTGGAATTTTCGGGCCAAACACTAAGGCCGCTAACACGTAAAAGCGCAGCTCAGGAGGCATTTGCACATGGGACGTAACGCGCCAGGCGCATATAGGGGCGGGAACCGGGGAAGGGACTCGCGTCCGTCTACCAAGGCGAAGTTTGAGCAGAAACAGCAGGAGAAGCCCAAGACGCAGCTTGAGGATTTGGCCCGGACGGCTAAAGCCGAGGGTTGGACTGAGAAGGTGCTCTTTCAGGGGAACAAAACTTACACCCATTCCAAGTGGATCAAGGGTGACACCGAGATAACGGTTACGACCAAGACGGATACCGGGAAAATCCGCAACGTTGACGTGCGCCGTCAGCGTAAAGGGGGCGGTATGGACACGCTGGAAATGATTAGCGTCTCTGAGCGGGACAAACGGAAGCGCAGTAAGGCTGCGTTTAAGAATTTCGGGGGTAAGTGATGGCGTCGAGTGCGAAGAACGCGGTTCCACCTGGCCTGAATCTGGCCGGGATCGACCTTTGGCTTGCTATTGCCGAGGAAAGGGAACTTGACGCTCCGGCCAAGGTGCTTCTGCTCAATGCTTGCCGGATCGCGGACAGGCTTGATCAGCTTGATAAGGAAATCGACGGGCGGTTGCTTTCGTACAACCAGCGCGGCGACGAGGTTATTAACCCGCTTATCTCTGAGCACCGGCAGCAGTACACGACTCTTGCCAACATTTTGTCGAAGATGGGCTTGGGTGAGCTTCCGAAGGCGAAGCAAGAGGACTCCCGTTGGGATGAGCTAGCCAAGAAGAGGGCTGAGCGGGCCGCTAAGGCACAAAACCAGGCTGTCTAGGGGGATTGTGCCGGGGATGATGCACAGCCGCGTCTCAGGGCGCGGTACGTGGTGTGACTGTTGTTCCGCTTGGACCTCCACTCGGGCGCGTGAGAAGCGCCAGTGGCAGGCCGAGGACTGGGAAGAGGAATACACGGAGGCTGAGTACCGCGCGTTGACGCGACTCGCCATTGAAAGGGTGAACAGTGAGTAGCGAGAATGGCGCGTACCGGCCCGCTGAGGCTCAGTGCCTTAAGCAGGGCTGTGAGGGCGACGTTTGCGACTTCACGTCCACGTACGGACGGGTCTTTAAGTGCGTTGAGTGTGGGGAGGTAGCCACTAGCGCGCGGCTGAACTTCGACTAATGGCGATGCAGATAGTCGAGAGCATCCCGACTATCCGGTCTGTCACGGTTGAGGATGAGCTTTGGATTCCAATTGAAGAGAAAGCTAAGGAATGGAAGGCGAAGGGGCTTGTTGGCCTCCAAACGCCCCGGCTTAGCAATTACCCGACGTTCTTTACCTCGCTTGAGGACGACGGGATGGACTTCATTGAGGCATACGGCTACGACCTACTGCCCTGGCAAGAGGCTATCTTCCGGGCGTCTTTAGGTCGTAACGAAAAGGACCGCTGGTCGGCCCGCCAGGTGTGCCTAATCGTGACCAGGCAGCAGGGTAAGACGGAGCTTCTGGAAGCGCGCGAGTTTTTTGGGCTGTTCGGCCTTAACGAGAAGATTTTCCACACGTCGCAGCAGGCTAAGACGAACACACAGGCTTGGCAGGCGCTAACGAGCAAGATCGACTCCTATCCCGACTTGGAAGAGTTGGTGATGCGCCACAAGAACGGCGGCGAAGAGGTTTCGATCCGGCTTAAGAAAACCGCTAAGAACCCTGAGCCGGGTTATGTGCGCTACATTGCGCGCTCTCCTGACTCTGGTCGTGGCTTCCGTGACATTGACTTGGTGATGTGCGACGAGGCGTATGCGCTCACCGCCGCCGAGATTGCCTCTCTTGGCCCTACTCAGCGCGCTAACCGTAATCCGCAGACGTGGTTCACCAGTTCTGCCGGTACGGAGGACTCGGAAATCCTGAGCGGTATCCGGGACGCTGGGATCGCCCACGCTAACGATGCTCTGCTTTTCGCTGAGTGGTCGCTGCTTGAGGGGGAGGACCCGGAGGACCGGTCGCTGTGGCCTTTGGCTCAGCCGTCGCTAGGCGCTCCGTTCTGTTCGATTGAGAACCTTGAGGCTGAGTTTGTCCAGCTTCCGTTTGTTGAGTTCGCCCGCGAGCACATGGGCATGTGGGATGACCCGCGCGTTAACTCGGTTATCCCGTTCGATGCTTGGGAGGCTTGCAAGCTAGAGGACTTGCCTAACGGTGAGCAGCCAACCGTGGACGTTGAGTGGACGGTGGCGAGCGTTGACGTGGCTCCGGACCGCGCCTGGGGGTCTATCGCCTTGGCCGGTAAGCGTCCGGATGGCCGGTCGCACGTTGAGGTCATCGTTCAGGACAAGGGTGTCAATTGGATCGTCCCGACGATGCAGCGGCTTATCAGTTCCAGTAATCCACCTAAGGCGGTGGCATTGCAGGCCGGTGCCCAGGCTGGCGCGTTCTACGCGGAGCTTGAGCAGATCGGTTACAAGGTCCACATGCTTACCCCGCAGGAGATTGCGGCGGCTACGGCGAAGTTCTACGACGACGTTGTGGGCGGGAAGCTGACGCACCTTGACGACGACACGTTGGTTAAGGGTTTGGCCGGTGCCACTAAGTACCCAATCGGAAAGATCGAAATGGGTGGTTGGGGCTGGCTTCGTAAAGGGACCAACGTCGATATCACTGGCATTGTCGCGTGTTCTTACGCCAACCGGATTCTCACATTGGAGTCGGCTGAGGAATCGCTGACCAAAAAGAAGCGATACAGGATGGTGTAAATGGCTATTGAGCTACCGGAGTCAATCTCCGATGGTGAGGTTAAGAAGTTCATTGAGAACGTGCTATGGCCGGAGTTCGTTAAGAAGCGCGAGGGTCTGGACAAGATCGCTAAGTGGGCGCGTGGTGACCAGCCGGATTATCTGATTCAGAACGCTAATGCGGAGAAGCGGGCGCTGCTTAAGCTCGCTAAGACGCCTTGGCTGGGTCTGGTGGTTACGCACTTCACGCAGGCGCTCTTTGTGGACGGCTACCGCGCGGAAGGCGCTAAGGAAAACGCTAGCGGGCCGTGGCAGACGTGGAACGCGAACAACATGCAGTCGCGGCAGATCGGTATTCACCGGGCCGCACTGACGTACGGGTACGCATTCGCACGCGTTTTGCCTGGTACGGCGCTTGACGGCGCCAATCAGGCCGAAATCCGCGGTGTGTCTCCGCGTCGGCTCCTGGCCCTCTATGAGGATCACGTCAACGACGAGTACCCGAGGTACGCGCTTGAGCTTGCGAACAACGGTAAGTACGTGCGGCTCTACGACGAGAACCACTACTGGGAACTTAAGATGCCGCATCCGGGCCAGTTCCGGACTGAGGACACTCCTAAGAAGTACCGGCACGGCGTGGGCGTCTGTCCGTTTGTTCGCTACCTGAATATGCAGGACTTGGACGGCTTCACGATGGGTGAGGTTGAGTACCTGATCCCGGTTGCGTCGAAGATCGACAAGACGGACTACGACCGGCTGCTAGCGCAGCATTACAACTCTTGGAAGGTTAAGACTGCTACCGGCATCGACGACCTTGACTCGGATGCGACGGAAGAGGACCAGGCGCGCGCAAAGCTGATCCTGGCTCACGACGACATTCTGATGCACGGTAACGAGCACGCTAAGTTCGGGACCCTGCCGGAGACGAGCCTTGACGGCTTTATCGCGGCGCATGTGCAGGACGTTGAAATCCTCGCTACGAACGCTCAGGTCCCGGTGTGGGTCCTTAATGGGTCGCTCGCCAATCTTTCGGGAGACGCGCTTACAGCGGCCACTAAGAGCACGATTCAGAAGCTCTACGAACGGCAGATCACGTTTGGCTCGGCGCACAACCAGCTTCTACGGCTGGCGGCGCATGTTGAGGGTGATAAAGAGGGCGCGCGTGACTTCACGGCCAGTGTGTCGTGGCAGGACACGTCGGTTCGCTCGCTTGCTCAGGCGGTAGACGCTTACGGCAAGGCCGCGACGATGCTCGGTATGCCGAAGGAATTCCTGTGGGGTCTGATTCCGGGGATTACTAAGACGGACGTTGAGCAGATGCGCCAGCACTTCAACGATGACGACGATATGACGCAGATGCTTCTTTGGTGGACTGCTAATGGCCCTGGTGGTCAGTTCGCAGCCGACATTGAGGTTGATACGCAGGAGCGCGTGATCGAAGCGCAGGGCGCGGTTCAGAAGGACTTGCAGGACGCTCAGGCTAAGGCTCAGAAAGAGCTAGCTAAGCAGAATGCGGAGGCTCAGGCGAAGGCGGCGGCTCAGGCTGCGCGTGTTCAGCCTGCGGCTGCTTCTGGCGCGCGGAAAACGTCGAGCACGACTAAGCGGACGCCTAAGAAATCTGGCGGGGTCAACGGTAATGACCCGTCGAGTAGGGCGGCATAACTAAAGAGGGGGTTGAGTGGCTGAGGCCGACGAACAGGATAAGGCCACTTCCCCGCTAATCGCGGTGCCTGCCTTGGCTGAGCTTTATGCGACTGAGCATGTGCTCGCCCAGGAGGCCATCGCGGCTAGCACCACGGCAGGCTTAGCCCTGTTGTGGCCGATTATCCAATTCGACGCTCTGGACAGTTCAACAACGGCCTGGTTGCACGCAACCACGCTACAAATCAAATTGGGCTACGAGGAATCAGCCGACGCGGCGTTTGAGTACGTGCAGAAGGCGTTGTTCGCGGCTGTCCCAGATGCAGACCCGCCAGTAAAGGCGGCGGTTAATTTCCCAGCGCAGGAAATCCAAACTGCGATGCGGGTTAAGGGTCCCGTCCAGGTGAAGCGCGCCGTAGCGCGCGCGATCCCGGAAGAGGACGCTATGGAAGCCGGTAACGCGGCCTCACAAGGTGTGGGTGCTGCTAAGGCGACTGACGGCGGTCGCGCACAGGTTCTTGACTTCGTTGCCAAGCAGGCGGCTAAAGAGTTCAAGGCTGCGGAGAAATCCGGGGCTAAGGGCAAGCCTGCGATTGGTTACGCACGCAAGACCGACTCAAATCCGTGCTCATTCTGCGCCATTCTGGCGTCACAAGGGGCGGTGTACTACAAAGAGACCGCTTTCGCGGCTAGCAATAGCAAAATCCGCGAGGTCAAGTGGTCTAGCAATAGCGACAAGGGCACGAAGCGCGCGTTCATAGGTGATGGCCCGGCCAAGGTGCATGACAACTGTAAATGCACCATGCGACCGGTCTTTAGTCAAAGAGACAAATGGGATGAGCGCGCTAAGTATTTCCTTGAACAGTGGGAAAGGTACGGCAAGGCGGGGGTTGGCGAGGACGGTAAGTACCGGTCCGCAGAGCTTAACTTCCGTCGTAACTATGTACCGCCACCACCTTACAGCGCAGATGTGCTGGATTTAAGCGAGCGTCGGCAGATTATCGCCGATGTTCAACGAAACCGTGAGCGTCTACTTGCTCGCGGCTTCGCGGCGGATTCGCCAAACGTCAAATTCATTGACGACTCAATTAAGAAACTGAGCGCTTAGCTCAGGACGCGGAACAGTCGCGCATTTACTGACTGGTTTATTTAAGGATCACTAATGTCTGATATTGATACTCCCGATACCCCTGATACTCCGGATACGCCGGATGATGGTGGTAAGGAAACTCCGTCCTTTAAGGCTATTACCTCGCAAGAGGACTTCGATAAGGCTGTTCAGCGGCGTCTAGCGCGCGAAGCCAAGAAGTACGAGGGCTATGACGACTTTAAGGCTAAGGCCGCTGAGTTGGACAAGCTACAGGCCGAAAAGGGTTCGGATATCGAGAAGCTGACCCGTCGCGCCGAGAAGGCCGAAAAGGATTTGGCTGCTCTAACGGAGAAGCTGACTAAGGCTGAGCGCCTTGAGCTTGTCCGGGATATCGCTGACGAACTGGGCCTGCCTAAGAAGCTGGTCAAGCGCGTTGCGGGCGATAACGAAGAGGACATTCGCGCAGACATTGAGGACCTTTTGGACGGTCTGCCTAAGAGTGAAAAGAAGGACGCGCCTAAGGACGGCGAGGACAGCAAGAAGCCGCCCTCAAATCAGCCAAAGGCACGCATGACGTTTACCACGCCTGGTGAGGACACCGACGAGGTTTCCGTTAGCGCGGACGACATTCTTAAGGACCTTCCGCGTGGCGGTGGGCTTAGGGCTTCCTAAGCGTTCCGTCTCTCTTAATTCCCATTTCCGTAGTTAACAACTAAATAAAGGAGAGCATTTTGCCTACTCCCGCACATATCTTTGTCAAGCCGGAGCTTGTCGCTGAGATTGGCGTTAAGCAGCTTCAGCGCGAAATCGTGCTTCCCGGCCTTGTGTGGACTAACCCGCTGACCAACTTCGGCGGTTCGCAGGGCGACACCATTACGGTGCGCGTGCCTGCCATCACCACGGCTAACCGGCGCGACCTGCGTTCGGAGGACCGTACCGTTGTGGCGAGCGAGCTGGTTGAGCACTCGTTCGGCGTGACGCTTGATAAGCACATCTACCACGCGCTCAAGTTCACGGACGAGCAGCGCACGTTGGATATCCGCGACTACTCGCAGCAGGTTCTTATGCCTCAGGTGAGCGCGGTTGCTTACGAGCTTGAGGACTACATCGCGGAGCTTATTGAGGGTGCGCCTTACGAGGAAACCATTCTCATTGATCCTACCGATACGGTCCCTGCGTTCATCACGGCTGATCAGCGCATGGGTGAGGCCAAGGTTCCTACCGATGGCCGCACGCTGGTTGTTGGTTCGGCTGTCGCTGCGGCGCTGGCTAAGGACAAGCAGTTCCGTCACGCCGACTGGTCGGGCGATATGGCTAACTCGGCTCTGCGCGAGGCTCACGTTGGGCGTCTGGCGGGCATGAACGTCATCAAGTCGCTGGCTATCGCCCCTGATAAGGCGTACCTGTGGCACCGTACGGCGTTCATCCTGGCTTACCGGACTCCGGTTGTGCCTGAGGGCGCTAAGGCTGGTGCTTCGTTCAGCGCTAACGGCGTTGCGCTGCGCTGGCTGGCCGACTACGACTACTCGCAGCTTGGCGACCGTACCCTTCTGGACGTGTTCGCTGGCCGCAAGGTCGTGAGCGAGGTTGACGGTTCGTTCGTGCGCGCGGTTGAGCTTCAACTGACGGCTGAGAGCATCACCGTTGTTGGTGGCAACTTCGCGCTGCCTACGCGTACGGCGACTAAGCAGCTTAAGGTCCGCGACAGCAACGGCACCGACGTTACGGCGCGCTGCACGTTCGCTTCTGCGGATGCGACCAAGGCGACGGTTTCGGCTAGCGGCCTGGTGACGGGTGTCGCGGCTGGTACCTCGGTGATCACCGCTTCGTACGTGCCGCCGCAGGGTGGTACGGCTAAGACGGCCACCGCTACGGTCACCGTTCCGTAAGTAGCTCCTAATGGCGGGTCTAGCGACTATTAGTCAGCTACAGACCCTCATGTCTACGACGTTTCCTGAGGGGAGCGATGAGCTAGCGCAGGCCGAGCTTGTGCTAGCCATCGTTTCCTCTTGGGCGCGGGTGGTGTCGGGTCGAGCGTGGCCCGACGCCCCTGTGGGCGTCCCAGAGGACGTGACGGCTGTGGTGTTGCAGGCGTCTCGCCGGGAGCTTAAAAACCCTGACCGCGTTATCTCGCGGCAGATGGGTCCGTTTAACGTGCAGTTCTCCGCGCCACCGGACGGGTTCTTTTATCCGGCTGAGTTGGCGATTCTTAAGCGCTTTAAGCGCTCCGGGGGGTTGCAGACGGTAAGCGTTTCTCGCGGCGAGGACGGACGGCCTTGGGCCGGTAATACGGGATTCCTGCATCACGGCGAGGGGGACGGACTGTTCCCGTTCTGTGGTGGGGATGAAGGATACGGAGACGCGGTTCCCTGGTGAATGAGGAAACTTTAACGGTCACTCGGGGTGACACCGATAAGTACGGCAATCCCAACAAAGAGATTCACGGCACCGTTAAGGGCATCTTTGCGTGGGGACCCGGTACTTCTACTAACAAGTTCGGGCGTGACCGAAACTTTAAGGGCGAGTCCAACTCTCTGACGGCTGAGCTTTATGTGAAGCGGGGGAGCGACCTTAAGGCGAGGGATCGCGTACAGCGTGCTAACGGCGAGGTTTATGCCGTCGTGGGGCACGCAGCGTGGGACCAGAACGACCCGTTCGGCGGGTACGACTTCGGTTACATGGTGTTTCAGGTTGAGGCGGTGAATGCGTAATGCAGGCAGGTCAGACCATTGGGCACCGGCTAATCGACGTTGACGTTCCTAAGCCCAATAAGGGGCTAGCGGAGCTTCTGCTAAGCGACAACATGATGCTCCTAATGGACATTATGGGCATGGAAGTCGTGATGCAGTACCGCGCTAAGGTCGCTAAGCGTACCGGCAAGCTGATGGCTTCGGCTGAGTCCAAGCCAAAGGTCGGCGGTCATGCTAATGACCGGTGGATCGGTTACGTCACTATCGGTGGCGAGGGTCCGGTGGCTAAGTGGTATAGCCCGCGCAACCCTAACCCTGGCGATTTGTTCTATTACGGCGTTCTGCATGAGCACGGCGACGGTGGCAATCCCCCTTCGGGTTGGGACTTCCCGGCGCACAAGGACTTGCGGGAAGCCGTTATCGCGGCAGGCTTCTGAGGGGGGTAAATGGCGTTGGAGCTACCGGATTGGTACGAGGACCCATTCGTAAACGTCGAGAACTTGTTCATTGACATTTTCTCGGCCCTGCTGCCCGGTGTGATTACCGGGTGTTGGGCACCTGACGACTGGCTAGAGCAGGCGACTCCTGATCCGACTATCTGGTTTTTCCGGCTTCCGGGAGGCCAGGTCGATTTCCAGGGTCGAAAGGATGAGTGCCAGTTACAAACCACCATTGTTACGGGTAGCCGTGACGATTCGTGGGCGCTAATGAACTTCGTCCGCGCAATGCTTCTGCCTTTGCAGGGCGACAAGTTCAAGATGGCTGACGGTTATACGGCGCAGATTCGTTGCGCTGGGGAGATTTCCGGGCCGCAGCTACTAACGCCGAACCAGCGCATTGATAACCGCGTGATTAACGCGGTGTTCAAGGTTTCGGTGAACCTGAAAACCGCAAAGGACTACAAGCAGTATTTCTATGCAGCGAGTTCTTAGCGCATAACTAAATAGAGGGACAACTGAATATGACGGATTTTTACACGATTAAGGACGCGCAGGCCGATCTTGCTATCGCCCCGCTTAACCTGACCGTGCTTCTGGCTCCGTACAGCACGACTCCGGCGCTTACGCTTGAGTCGCCTACGGACGGCTCGCTGACTATCCCTGAGGGGTATAAGTCGGTTGGTCATTTCCAGAAGGCCGCTGGTCTGACGCTGGGCAACGAGTTTGACAGCAAGGACATTGAGGCTTACGGCGAGCCTGAGCCTATCCGGACGATCATCAACAAGCGGACCACGACGTTCGACTTTTCGATGTACCAGAACCAGCGCAACGTGCTGGAACTGATCTGGACGCAGGACTTCTCTGACGTTCAGCCTTCGGAGTTCGGTGGCATCGTTCTTGAGGCTCCTAAGGTGCCTAAGAACATCTACTACCGGGCGATCCTGGTTGGCCTTGACGACCGTAACGACCGCGAGGTTTGGGTCTACTGGCTGATGCCGAAGGTGAAGCTGGACAAGCTGGACAACCAGACGCTCAATGACGACAACGTTCTTGAGTACAAGCCGACGCTTAAGGCGTTCCGCGATGACGTGGCGGGCTACTCGGTGGCTCAGGGCTTCGCGGGTCCGGGTTGGCGCGACATTGTGGCTCAGGCTGGCTTCGGTCAGGCGCTTACGGCCCTGTCGGTTACGCCTGGCTCGCCTGCGGTGACGGTGGCTACCGGTGCTTCGCACACGGCTCAGCTTCTGGTTGAGGGCGATAACGGTATCAACTACACGCCTGACGTGACGTTCACGTCGAGCGATCCGACCAAGGCGACCGTTTCGGCGTCTGGTCTGGTGACCGGTGTTGCGACGGGTACCGCAACGATTACGGCTACGAAGGGCGCGCTGACGGCTACGGCCACAGTGACGGTTTCCTAAGTCGCTTTTAACGGGGAATGAGGGGGAGTGGTCATATAGCGGGCCGCTCCCCCTTACCTCGTCGTCTCAAAAAATAACTAACACTAAGGGGATAAATTCTTATGGCTGAACTGAACGAGCTTGTGGGTTCTCTGTTCAAGGAACTGATCGACTCTGTGCGTATTCCGGAGCCGCTTGAGGTTGCGCCTGGCCTGACGGTCACTAACCCGACTAAGAAGCAGGCTAACGAGCTTATGAAGGCCACCACGGAGGAAGAGGCTCAGCGCATCATCTTCGGCGACCAGTTCGATAAGGCTATGGAACTGTTTGATCCGCAGCCTGTGCAGGTCTGGAACGCTTTCATGGAGAAGTACAACGAGCACTTTTTTCGGAAGTAAGTCTCAGGATCAAATCTGCTTAGTCGCGCAGTTGTTTGAGAGGTACTGGAAGGCTCTTAACTGGGACTTCCAGCACCTTCTTAACCACAACGTGTTGGACTATTTCGCGGCTCCGTGCAGATGTGGTCAGTGCCGGGAGCGGCATGGAGACTTCGCTAACCGCTATGTGTCGCGCCGTACGTGGGACCAGTTCATTTCGCACTACGAGTGCTTGCTGGCCTGGCGCGGCTCTTACACGCAGGCGATGTACCTCAGCGATCCTGAGGTTATCGACATGCAGGCGAACGCGCCGGATGAGGATTGGAAGTCTGGCGGTAAGCCGGGCTTGTGGCAGTGGACTAAGGAAATGGATGCCGCGTACTACATCGCGGATCAGGTGCAGGCTGGTCGTATCCGTAATCCGGATGACTTTAGGCCGTACCCGCGTCCTGAGCTTCCCGCCGAAAAGGAACGTAAGAGGCGTAAGGAACGGAAGGTCAATTCGGGCATTGAGGCTGCTTTGGCGCGCGGCGCTGAGGCGGCTAAGGCCAACTGGGTCCAACTATAACTGAATAACAACTTAATAAGGGGGCACTGTGGCTGAATTTGTTGCCGCCCAGGCGTCGGTGCTTATCGTGCCGACGCTTGGGAAGGGTGCCAACAGCTTCCATACGAAGCTAAAGGGCGAACTACAGAAGGTCCGCGAGTCGGTTGACGTGCAGGTCAAGGCCGACACGGCGAAGATGATGGCCGAGGTCCAGACGGCTAAGAAGGCGCTGGAAGCGGACGCGATTAACCTGCGCGTTGCAGTCGATAATGACGGGTTTAAGACCCTGGTCAAGGACGTGCAGCACATTCAGACGGTCTATCAGGACCTCAAGTCAGACTTCAAGAAGGGGCTTTACCTTAACCTTAAGGTAGTTGGCCTTAGCACGCTTAACATGGCCGCTTCGGCGGTGGGTGCCCTTAATGCCTCGCTGGTGCAGCTTTCGCAGTCAGCGCTTGTGGTGCCGGGCATTATGGCGGGGCTTGCGTCGTCGCTGGCGGCGGGCGTAATTGGCTCGCGCGGCCTCGCGGATGCGTTCAAGGCGCAGGCGAAGGCGACTAAGGACGCGACGGACTCGGCGCGGCAGCAGCGTGACGCGAATAAGGCTGTGCGCGATTCGACGCGCGACCTTAACAACGCCATTAAGGACGCTAAGCGCAACCTACAGGATTTGAACGACCAGCTTCGGGACGCTCCGCTGGACGAAGCGGAAGCGATGATGAACCTGGCCGAGGCTCAGGCTGAGGCGAACAACAGGCTGGGCAAGTCGGCATTTGACCTACAGAAGGACCAGCTACGACTACGCCGGGCCGAGAACGAGCTTGCGGACACGCGTAAGACGAACGGGCGTCTGGCTCAGGACGTGGCTGAGGCCAATAAAAAGGGCATTGCGGGTAACGACGCGGTTGTTGCGGCGACGGAGCGCCTGACGGCGGCTCTTGAGGATCAGCGGCGCGGCGCGGATGCGGTGAATGAGCTTGCGGACGCGATGGCGAAGCTGTCTCCGAATGCTCAGGATTTCGTCAACAAGGTCAAGGCGCTGAGCGGCGCGTGGGATGAGCTACGCAACGCGGTGCAGGACCGTCTATTCGCCAATCTGGGCGACGATGTAACGACCCTGGCGGGTAAGAGCCTGCCCATGCTCCAAAAGGGGCTGTCGGACGTTGCAGGGTCCCTTAACGGCAATCTGCGTACGGCGCTACGTGAGCTTGGGTCGGATCAGAACCAGGGATTCCTAGAGAACATCTTCGGCAACACGGCTGAGGCTGGGAAGGTTTTCGATCAGGCGATTAAGCCGCTCCTAGATGGGATTCTGCGGCTTAGCTCGGTTGGGTCGGACTATCTGCCTCGCCTGTCGGATGCTTTCGGCGATGTGATGCGGCGCTTTGACAACTTCATCACGCGCGCGGACGAGGACGGCAGTCTAGATCGGTGGATTGATCAGGGGCTTACGGCTCTGACGGAGCTTGGTAACACGCTTCTCAATATCGCTTCGATCATGAACACGGTGTCTGAGGCGTTTACGGGCGCTGGTGGCACGTCGGTCACGAAGTGGCTTGAGGACAACACTAAGCGTCTTGCGGATTTCCTTAAGGGTCCTGAGGGTCAGCAGAAGTTGCGCGACATGTTCGCTAATGCGCGCGCGGAGTTCTCCAAGTGGGAGCCGATTCTAAAGACGCTTCCGGGGATCATTAAGAACATCGCTACGGCGGCTCAGAACTGGGCTGACATTGTGATGCCGTTCCTGACGACGGTTGCTCCGATCTTGCGGGATCATCCGGGCTTGGTTATGGCGATCTTCACGGCGTACATGTCGTGGAAAACGTTCATGCCGATCATCAAGGGCGTTAACACGCTGATTGGTGCGGATACCGGCCTGGTGGGTGCGGCTAAGCGTGCTGGGCGGTCGATTGCGGCTGCGGACGGCCTGACGGGCAAGATGCGCGCGTTCGGTCAACTGATCGGTCCTGGTGGGCTGGTCATGGGTGGCCTGACTGTTCTGGCGGGGTTCCTGATCAACGATTGGGTTAACGCGCAGCAGACGGCAGCGGACGCGGTTCAGCATCACGCGGACATGGTTGACCTGCTTAAGCAGAACTTGGATTCGCTGTCTGGGTCTATGACTCAGCAGGGCTTGATCAACACGATTAACGGTTTGAGTTCGTGGACGGACCCTCGCGGTAACCGGCGCGACATTCCGATGATCGCTAAGGACTTGGGCCTTACGGATCAGTTCACGCGGGCGGTCAATCCTACGGATCAGGCCGGGCGTAACCAGTTCTCGGGTTCGGTGCGCGAACAGCTTCGCCAGGAGCTTGGACCGAAGCTCAAGGAAACCGTTGACTCGGTTAACCATGAGCGGGATTCGCGCGGTGGCGATTCGACGGGCACTCCGGTTCTTACGGAAGATGCGTTCCTAGACGCTCTGTTGAGTGGTCCGCAGACGCGTACGGACTTCGCCAAGAAGTATTTCATGCGCGAGACGCTGGACGATTTCATTTTCGGCAGCAAGGGCGGTCCGCTCGGTATCGGTTCTACGTCGGGTCTGTCGGATAGGGCTAAGAACCTTATCTCGCTTAACGCGGCTACTAACGAGGCAGTGGACTCGGGTCTGGTCCAGGGTGACCTTAACCGGACGTTGGGTCTGTCATTGTCGGGGCAAAAGGCTGAGTTCCAGCCGAATAGTCCGTTCTCGCAGTTGGGTTCGCCTCGCGCGTTCTACAACATTAACCGCGACGGCGGTGCTGTCATTGAGGTTGATACGCCTCCGGACAAGCTGCCACCGGACCTTAAGGAAAAGCTCGGTGACTACAACATCACGCCTCTGGCTAACGGGTCGGGGTCGCACATTGTTGTTGACCCTGAGTTGGCTAAGCAGTTCTTGGTTCCGGCGTTCGCGTCGGGCGGCATGTTCCGTGGTCCCGGTAGTGGCACGTCGGATTCGATTCTGGCGCGGGTGTCTAACGGTGAGTTCATCACTCGGGCATCTGTGGTGGAGCGGAATCCTGAGCTATTCCATGCGTTGAATGCTGGTCTGATTGATCCGGCCATGCTGCCTGCGTTCGCGGGCGGTACGCCGTTCCCGCTGGACATTCCGGCGCTGCCGGGTGGGCCTACGGTCCCTCCGGGTTACACGGCGACGAATGGTCCGACGAACGGGTTCGTCCCGGCGATTGCGGGCGCTCCTACGGTTCCGTGGGATCAGTTCAATGCTGGCGGCGGCGGTGCTCAGGTGGTTGGTACGCCTAGCGTGAGTCAGTACAAGACGTTCACGCCTCCGGCTCCGGCTCCTGCGGCTCCTAAGCCTGCTACGGCTCCTAAGCCTGCGGTTTCGTCGAGCGGGACTCCGCACCTTAGCGGTGCGGTTCCTGGTCCTACGCAGCACCTAACCGGCCCTAACGGGTCTCCGGTGCTGCCTGGTCCGTCTGTGGCTGGTGTGCCGGGTATCCCTGGTACGTCGAGCGGCAGCGCGGCGAATCCGACGCTGACGCCTAGTGCGAACGATCCAATGGGCCTTGCTGGGCTTCCGGATAACTTGCAGCCTGTCTCCATCTTGGAGCAGGCCGGGGAAATCCTGCTTAGCGCGGTTCTTGGGTTCTTTGGCATTGATCCGACGTACTTCAATATCGGTAAGAAAATCTTTACGGGACTTACTGGTAAGAGGGACGGTCAGGATAAGCAGCAGGGGGCGGTTCCGGGTGTAGACGGTCTGTTGGGGGTTAACCCTTATGACTACTACGGGATCGGTCAGCCGGGCACGGCTCAGCTTGTGCCTAACGCTAATAGCACTGACTACTTGGGCAGTATGTCGTCTGTGGCCTCGCAGTTTGGGCTTAGCCTGACTTCGGGAATGCGCGATGAGGCCGGTTCGCTTCACAGCACCGGTACGGCGGGCGATTTCTCTAACGGCAGTGGTAACACGCCGGAAATGGAAAAGTTCGCCAACTTCATGGCTGATAACTATGCGCCGTACATCACGGAGCTTATCTATGACTCGCCTACGTTCAATAAGACCATCAAGGATGGCAAGGTCGTTGGCAAGTTTGGTGAGTTCTACACGATGGCGCAGGCCGGTAATCACCAGAACCACGTTCACCTAGCGGTGGACATGCCTCCTATGCTGGCGCAACAGGCGTTCAACCAGTACCAGCAGCAGGCGGGCGTGGGCGGTGTGGCGGCTCCGGTCGGCGGCGGTGCGGCGGCTTGGCGTCCTAACGTGCAGCAGGCAGTGGCTAACGTCGCTGCTCAGTACGGGATCACTAACCAGGCTGCGGTTGTTGAGGACATTCTGGGGCAGATCGACTTTGAGTCTAAGGGTGACGCGGGAGCGCTTAACCCGAATGACTCGGACGGTCTACCGGCTATCGGGCTGGGGCAGTTCAAGCAGGGCACGTTCAACGCTCACAACATTACGGGCGGCAGCATCAACGACGGTAACGCTCAGATTTACGCGATGATCGACTACTTGGCTTCGGGCAAGTACGGGATCATTCCGGGTGGCGGCGTTAACTGGAAGGGTGTTGGTTGGCGTAATGGGATGGGTTATGCGAATGGTGGTCTGCTAAGGGGTCCTGGGAACGGTACTTCGGATTCGATTCTGGCGCGCGTTAGCAATGGCGAGTTCATTACTAAGGCGTCGGTGGTTTCTCGTAATCCGGCTCTGTTCTCGGCGTTCAACTCGGGCGCTCTGGACCCGGCTATGTTCCCTGGTTTCGCGGACGGTACTCCGGTGCCGTTGCAGATCGCGGGTATGCAGCCTCAGACGCCTCAGCAGGCGGGTCCTCTGCCTCCACCAGCGGCTCCTATGGCGGGTCCTCCGGGACCTGACCCTCAGGCTCCACAGAGTCAGCCTCCGGTAACGGATACGGCGGCTCAGGCGCTCGGGGGTATCAGCCTTGGCGGTACTAGTGCGGCAGATGGCGCTCAGCCGGGCGCTGAGGGACCGGAAGGGGCTAACCCGGAGATTGACCCACGGTCGATTCTCGGTGCGGCTCCGGCGAACACGGACCACAACAACCCTGCTTTGTCTAAGGGCATTCAGGGTGCGTTTAGCACGGTGGGTTCGATTGCATCTATGGCGGCGGCGGCAGCAATGTCGGCGGGCACTATGGGCGCGGGCGCGGCTGCGGCTGGGCCTGCATCGTCTGGTATCCAGGCGGGCGCTCAGATGGCCGGTCAGGTCGCTACGGGTGCTCTCAATATCCTGTCGAGCTTGCTTGTTGGTACGGCTCCTGGTCAGACGGGCACGACGCAGAACGCGTACGGCGCTCCTGTGCTACCTCAGGGTCCTCCGCAGAGTCAGCCACGCGGACCGGCTGTGGTGAACAACTACGGCGATATCCATACGGCTAACTACGAAGAGTTCCATAGGGGACAGCAGCGTAGGGAGGCGCAGACGCAGGCACCATTCCTGCCGATGCGATAACTAAATACGGAAACGCGGTTAGGCCGCTCGGTTAAGGGTTCCAATCCTTTGGCCGGGCGGCCTTTCCCGTTAGAAAGACAACTGAATAGTGACCGATTTTCTCAAGATTGAATTGAAGGGTCGGGACGGTTCGCTTTGGAATCTATCGGGTCCCGGCATGGGCGCGCAGGGTGTGACGCTTTCGCCTGGTGCGTTGGAGAACTTCTACGACGCTCCGGTTAAGACGCTTTACGTCCCTGGTCCGTTCGGTGAGGAATACGCCGGTAAGCGCGCGCAGCGCCGCGAGATTGTGTTTACGGTCCAGGCGTTCGACGGCGAGGCCGAAACGTGGTCAACCATCGACTCTAAGTGGCGGTGGGCGTGGGATTACGACGAGGAATCTGAGCTAAGGGTTACGACGGCTGACGGTACTCGGTACCTGAGGGTGCGCCTGATGGAAGCGCCTAAGCCTTACTACGAGAAGGACCCGCATATCACTGCGGATAACCCAATCGTGATGACTGTGACCGCTACGTTCCCTTATTGGCGGGAAACCGCTAAGGAATACAAGTGGTCAACCCTGCAAACGCAGGACATGACGACTTTTGACATTTTCAACTTCGGCGATGTGCCGATCTTTTTGCGGTGGTTCGTTACCGCTCCTGGTCTGTGGATTCTCCCGGACTTCTCTTGGGGCAACGACATGTACTCGCGCGGCCTTGAGGATCAGGGCCGCACCATTCCTCTGCCTGAACTGGTGGAGAACGAGCACTGTTCGGTGGACTCGGACCCTCGCGTTCAGACGATCATTGCGGTTAACGGCTCCCCGGTGCAGCACCGCTGGAAGGGCAACGACCTGCTTTACCCGCTGATGCCGGGTAAGGGCGGGAAGGTCCCGGTTCGGCTTAAGAATGCTCCGCAGGGTGGCGCTATCAAGCTGACGCAGGAGCGTTGGCATTCGCGGCCTTGGTCGCGGCCAGGGGTGTTGCCTAATGGCTAATACCGACTGGCAGAGCATCTTGGCGGCGGCTGACGGCGACGAGTGGGCGGCGTTTAGCTCGCTTGAGGATCAGGCGCAGACGGTGCGTGATCAGCACGCGGGCATCCGGCGCGCTAAGCCGCTAATCCGACTTTGGATGAACAACCCGGACGGTGATGCGGGCCTGGTCTACGTGGGCCGCGTCGATTACGACGACACCATTAACGGCAGCTTCCCGTTCAAGAACAACACGCCGTCTCAGGGCATTTTGAACCTTCGGGATGATCACTACTTGGCGGTGTGGCTTAAGCGGCTGCCTAACGATCCGGCGCTTAAGAAGAACGTCGTTATTACGGTGGACTTCTACGGCGGTAAGAAGCGGTGGAGTGGGCTTCTAGATCACTGGAAGATTGTCACTAAGGAACACGTTAAGCAGCTTGAAGTTACGTTTAACGATGACCTGACGTTCTTGCAGTACCTTTTGTGTCCTCCTAACCCGTTCTTACCAATCCCGGTCCTGCAATTTCCGCGCATTTTCGGGCTGGCTGGCCCGGCAAAATGGACGATTAGCGTCCTAATCCTGATCAACCTAATGCGTGTCCAGGGGAACTGGTGGAACCTGCCGGATGACCCCTTTGACCTTGAGTCTTGGGACGACGCGTTTGACTGGTCGGATTGGCAGTGCTTCGTTAAGGCCAATTCGTTCCTACTAGACGATTCGTCGCTGTGGACTTTCGTGTCCTCGCGTATGAATCCGATTGACTCGGTTATTGCCGATTCGCTGGACGACGCGCAGCTTACGATCACGTACCGGCGCATCCTGACGGATGACGGCGAGGTTAGCGATATTCCGGGTGTTCCTAACCCTAAGAATGGCGCTCTCGTCTTTGAGGTTGTCGATAACTCTAACGCTACGGCGCTTGAGGGGACCTTCTTTGAGGGGACCATCGTTGACGGCTTCGCGCGGTCGGTGCTGGTGTACGGCGGCGGCTTTGTTGAGGACACGCTGAGCACGGTTGGCGACGACCAGACGTTGCAGCCTGACGAGTATTACCAGTCGGGATTCCTAGCGACTATGGCGAAGATGCCGTGGCTGGTGGTCCGAGATAACGAGTGGACGCCTATTGAGTCGTCTGATCTGAGTTGGGGACCGGCTAAGAACGTTAGCGTTGTGGTCGGTGGCGATAACCCGGCTGCGGATGCTATCGCTAAGCTGATCATCACCACCACTGGAAATTTGCTGGGTTATTTCTTGCTCGGCGGCTTCTCTAGTGCCGGTGATATCGCAGCGGACATAATCATGCCGTTTATCGTCGGCACGATTGCAGCGTGGCTGTACTGGAAAAACACCGGTCGAGCTACGCAATTGGGGTGGGTCCACTACTGGGAGCTTTACCAGCAAGGCGCGGAGTCTAACTCCTGGTCGCTAGCGGCCCTTGCAGCTTTGCGAGGCGGGTTCCTGGTTGGGCGTGCGGAGACCGTTCACACGATGGCTCTGCATGACTCTTGGATCATTCCGGGTCTGCATATCGACATTGGTCAGCGCATGGGATCGACGGTCAACTCTAAGGGCGTCGAGCAGATCATCTGGGTTAACCAGCTTGAGGAAATGACGGCGGCTTGGGATCACTCGGGCGGCGGTGAAATGCCGCTTAGCTGGGTGCTTAAGGCCGGTAAGTCTGATCGCGCTATGAGCATGGGCGAGCGTATGGCTCGTTTGACGAAAAAGATGAGTGAAGCTCTCAACAACGTTGGTGTCCAACTGGTTGCGAGCTAAGGGACAAACACCCGCGTACCTACTGACGTGGGCAGCCCATATAAGTGCTGCCGTAAATCGAGTCCGGGTTATCAGCCACGCCGAGGGGCGTAAAGGCGTGGCACCAAACTTTAAGGGGTAATTGTGGCTAAGACGCAAGCGGAGTCCAATCTGGACGATCCGAAGGAAATGTTCGCGTGGATGTTTGCGGCGGGTGTCCCTGACCCAAGGGATACGGACGGCAAGTTTCCCAACCAGCCGCTTATCCCGCCGATGTGTTTCCCGGCGCTGAGCGAAATGCTTTACAAGATGGGCGCGCGGTTCCACCCGGAATTGCAGACGGTGTGGGTTAAGCCGGGTGTGGGTCCGGAGCGGAATTTCCAGGCTAACGGCACGACGGACATTAAGCCTGAGGACATTGAGGGCGATGTGGCCGAAATGTTGGCCGATCAGTTCCCGGAAATCGCGCAGAAGATTCGGGAAGTTACTCCGGCTACTCACCAGGCCGCGCTTGAGCAGACCAGTAAGGAACTGCTCGCCAACCTGGCTGAGCTTAAGAAGGCGCGCGCGCAAATGGAGGGAGGTAGCGCCTAATGGGTGCCAGTCTCCCTAATGGTCAGGCCGGGCTTGACCCCGGCGCTTGGCTCGCTCATTGGATGCTTACCAATGACCTGTCCAAGCTGGCTAACCGCACAGAGGAAGAGGTACGCGAGTATTTCGCCGCTCAGGTGCAGCAGGACGGCGGGTGGAACGACGCTTCGACCACGTTCTTTCAACTGATCCTTGGCGGCTTTCAGAGCCTTGGCGAGTTCTCTTCCCTGATCGTTCAGGCGATTACGGGGGAGCCGGGCGCGCTAACGGACCTTAGCGCTTTCCTTAACGAGCGCTGGGCCGATCTGGCGGCGGCATTCGGCGCTATTGGCGACTTGATCGACGCGATTGCGGGCGAGGCTGGCTCGTCGCTGGCTGATGCGATTGAGAAGCTGGCGACCTACCTGACGGAGGCGTCCCCGCTTAACGCTCTTAACCTGTTCGGCCAGATCGCGCCGGGCAACATTGGTCAGGTCGGCTTGGGCGCTATCGGCAACGTGTCACCGGAGTTGCTTGACAACGGCGGCATGAATAGCGCGATTTCGGTCAAGAACAACCCGGACTTTGTGTGGGACGGCACGGTGGGCCGGTCCAACGTGGGGTCGGCTAAGACGACCGCTAACGGGACGATTAAGACGCTGCGCTCCAACACGGTGGGTGTCACGCAGGACGAGGAACTGGCCGTGTCGGTGTGGGCCAGGTACACGGGCGTCACGGCGACGGCGGGCCAGGACGGCATCCGCATGTCGGTGTCGGCCTACGCGGACCCAGGCGGTGATGGCGTCCTGTCGCTCGTCAGCACGACGATGCTGGGTGGCGTTGAGTCTCCTACGGGTGATTCGGCGGGCTGGGTTCAATTTGTAGACACGTACGAGGTTCCGGCAGGGGTTGACTACGTGGTGGTCGAATTGACCGTCACAAGCGCTGTGAGCGCCGGAACGGTCTGGTTCGATGACGCGTCCCTGAAAAAGAACGCGAACTTCCGCATGGAGTGGGTTAGCGGTCTGCTGTCTCGGTTCAACCAAGTCACCGCTGAGCTTGAGGACGCCATTAGTCAGGTGTTGCACCTTGAAGAGTGGCAGGACTTTCTAGATCAGGTTAAGGGCGGCGTCGGCGGGACGATTAACGACCTGCTTAGCAAGATTCAGTGGCTCACTGGCGGCGGTCTGTTCGATGCGTCGAAGCTAACGAACGCTAGCAACGTTGTGGAGCTTCCGGGTACCAAGGTGACCGGCATTGCGACGAACATCGTCGAGGACTTCCAGAACAACATTGACGCGCTGGTGAACCGGCTGTTCGGCAGCAATAACTCAAACCAGACGCTAGCGGACGCTAACGAGGCGCTTAAGTCGCTTAAAGAGACTGTTATGGGCCTGTCGCAGGACGTGCAGGACTTGAAGATTCAGACGACCGGCAATAACAACTCGGGTAAGAACTACCGGGTTGATTTCACTAAGCTGCCTCCGTCGTCGGACTTTTCGACGGCTCCGTTCGATCTGACGTATCTCAACAGCACCGGCCATCTGCGGATTAACGGACAGGCTGAGTGGGTCGAGGGCAGCGGCGCGGACAACTATGTGCTGGCTCGCTATACGGGCGGTGTCACGGATACCGACTACCAGTTGATTCAAGCGACGGTGGCCGGGCCTCCGGAAGTGGGCGCGACTAACTGGGCGTGCGCGCGCATGAGCGCCGACAAGGGCACGTTCGTCTATGCCAAGGGCTACCGGGCGGGCGCGTTTGGCTTGGGCTTCTACGCGGAGCTTGGCTGCTATGTGGGCGGCGTTCCGCACGTCTTTCTGACGAATATCCCGGCGACGTACAACTACAACCTTTCGGTCCGCGTGGGTATCTCAGGTAACCCTTACCGGTTCCAGGTGCTAAGCGGCTCTAAGGTCGTGGCCGATTACACGGACACGACGCATGTAAGCCAGATGGGCGCGAGCTATCGCGGCTGGGGCTTCATGTCCACGACGGGTAACTCCGGCTCGGCGTCTCCGGCTCCGGCTGCTTTCGTCGGGTGCTCGGATAACGCTCCGGTGGCAGTGATTGGTACCACGATGCGCGCGTACCGGTCGGTGACTACTAACGTCACGCCGTCTACGGGTGATGTGGTCCTGCCTGCTAACACGTTCGATGTTGTCGATTACAAGAGCGACGACTTGGTGTGGAATCCGGCGACTAACGCGGTAATGGTCACTAAGGACGGTACCTACATCTGCACGATGCGTCTTGAGTACGACAACGTTGCAGGCATGGGCGCTACCGACTGGCATTCCATTTGGTACGTCAACGGTGTCAATAAGGCGATTGGTAAGCCAACTAAGTCGGTGGCGATTAACGGTTTCGGTGTCCCGGCCACGTCGTTGGACTCGGGTATCGGCGGCGATCCGTTCATCTATTACCTCAAGGCGGGAGACATTCTCCAATTGGGCATGGGTTCGTCTGGTTCAACTCAGATCAAGGGTGAGAGCACCGGTAAGTGGACGTACTTCACGGTAACTAAAATGGGCTAAGGGGGGCTTATGTCGTGGGATATAAGCCCACCTGATCGGACGCATAGCCCGGCGCGGGGTTGGTTTCCTCCGATTGACAGCACGCCTCCGACATATTCGGCGGGTTGGTGGGTGGTTCTCAACGTGGAGAACGCCTTATCGGTGCATTGCGTTACGGAGGCTGAGCTTGGCGCGCTGCTGAATCTGGACATGGTTGCGGCGGTTGAGGCTGACCGGGACGCGGCTCTGCGCCAGGTGTCCATGCTGGTTGCGGATAGCCCGATTGCGGTTGACCGTGTGCTCCACATAAGCGCGACGTTCCAGTTCGACGCTGAGTTGTCGGTGGCCGTGGAGAGGTCGCTTGGGTTTTCCCGGACTACCGGTCTGGACTTGGCGGCGCTGATTACGGCGAACCTGTCAGCCGGGCTTAGGTCAGTCGGCCCTCTTAGCACTCCGCTAAGCGTGTCGGCCAACCGGGCTGCGGCCTTCACGAAGGTTGCACCGCTGACCTTGGCGAGGTCGGTGTCGGTGGATCAGGCCGCAGAGCTTGCCATTCGGTCGAGCATTGACGCGGCTCAGACGATCACCGGCAACCGGGCGCTTGAGCTTGCGCGGGTCAATTCGATTAGCGCGGCTCAGACGGTTAACGCTGCCCGCTACGCGGAAATGGGTTTCCCTCCGTACACGGCAGCCGGGCAGACGTTTACGGCGGTGGGCGCTTACACGTACACGATTCCGCGTAGGTGCAACTTCATTGACGTGATTCTGCTCGGCGGCGGTGGTGGTGGTCGCGGGATGATCAACTTCGGTGCCTGGGGGCAGGGGGGGCGCGCGTCATCGTGGGCCATCGTGACTCTTACGCGCGGTGTGCATATTCCGTGGGGCACGTTGACGATCACCGGCTCTGTTGGGGACGGCGGCGCTGGTAGCGCGGCGGGGTTCCTTCCCTCTGCGGGTTCCCCTGGCGGTAATACGACGGCGGCGGCTGCGGGCTGGGGCGGGCTTACGTCTACGGGCGGGGCTGGCGGCGGTAATGCTGTGGACCCCGGTGGACAGGGTGTGGACCCGCAGACTCAGACGCTTAACGGTCAGACCTATACGGGCGGCGGGCTAACCGCTGGCGGGGATGACGCTGGCGTTCCTGGTGGCGGTGGCCCTGCGGGAATCGTGACCTTTTCTGCGGGCAAAAAGGGTGGTCGCGGTCAGGCGTGGTTTTACGCATATCAATAACTCAATAACAACTTCATAGGGGGCTTTATGGCGTACGGAATTTCAACGTACCTTGCTAACAAGCTGCTGGATCACGCGTTTAGGAATGTGGCTTATACGCCACCTACCGCGATTTACGCGCGTCTGCACCTGGGCGATCCGGGCGCGGCGGGCACTTCTAACGGCTCGGCTCTGACCACGCGTATTGCAACGACGTTCTCTGCTGCGGCTTCCGGCGTTATCGCTATCTCCAATACTCCGGAGTTCACGCTTAACGCGACGGAAACCATTGTGGGTGTCTCGTTCTGGGACGCGTCTACTGGCGGCAACTTTCTGTACTCGGTGCAGGCGGCGGTATCTAAGGGTGGCGCTTCGGGCGACATTATCCGCCTGGCTACTAACACGTTCGGTTTGTCGCCGATTGCTGCTTAAGGGGGTTAAGGATGCTTAACCTCGCTCCGACGATGGAAACGCTCGCCTTGTCGGCGGGCAGCGCGTTTGAGATTCCGGGTTGGCGGCTTAAGGGCGCTTACCCGGCTGGCACCGTGGCGAAGATCGTTTTCACGGATGACGCGGGCGGTCTGCTGGGGGAGTTCTCCGGCTCGGTGACCGCTAAGGAAATTCACTACATTCAGACTGCGGATGACGTTAAGGACATTCCGCACGGCGCTAACTTTCAGATGTTCGTTCAGTACCCGGCCATGCAGCCGATCTGTACGCATTACGGAACGGTGATTCGGCGCGAGCCGCGTTATCCGCTTAGCACGGTGGTTAGTCCTGAGGACTCGGCGGTGCAGTACACGGCGAACTTCATTGGCGAATATATCGGGCCGATGTGGAAGCCGATGGGTAACGGCTGGGGATCGCTTGGGATTCACACGCACGCACTGATCAGTCAGGACCCGTCAATGGGTCCGAACTACTCGCTGTTTAGCGAGGCGTGCGCGCGCTGGCTGTGGCCGCTGAATATGGACTCGGTAACGATCAACATTAAGGTCCTTAACGTCGGTGCCGGAAAGATGAATGTCATCGTCTGCGGCGATTACTCGCTTGAGTCGTACATGGGCATTCAGTTTGAAACCGGGGTCAGCAATAACCGGGTCCGGGCGATTACCGGCAATGGTCCTTTGGAATACGACTACCAGGGGAGCGCGGTCAATAACACGGTCGCTAATGGTGACGTTTATCAGGTCAAGTACAACTTCCTGTCTAACAAGCTGGCGCTCTATAAGGGCACCAGCCTTACCCCGCTCTTGGAGTGGGAGGACGTAGACAACATCGTTCCGCACGGCGAGGGGTTCCGTTATACGGCTCTCGCTTGGCAAACGTCGCTGTTTACGCCGGGCGTTGAGCCTACAGCTTGGGAAGCCAAGGACGGCGTTTAAGCCGGTTAAGAGAAGAAAGGAACAGATGAAGCTAAAGGCAATTCTATTCGTGCTAGGTCTGGCCGTGAAGGTTATCCCCGGCAAGGTGGATGACGAGGCTTACGAGCTGATCAAGAAGCTGCTAGGTCAGTAATGCCTAGAACCGTTTACGGAAACGATTGGTCCGAAAACGGTTGGAGAATGATTTGGGACACGGAGTGCCAGTGGACGACAATCCCTGGCACTTCGGTTTCATTGCAGATCGCTAAGGGGTGGCCGCTCGCTATCATGCGGGCGTTCGCCGCCGATTTCAACGCTTATGTCGAACCTCTGCGTGACCCGGACTCTGCGTGTTGGACGCTAACCAACTCGGTTGGCACGTCTAACCACCTGTCGGGCACTGCGATGGACCTTAACTGGAATTCGCACCCGTTTAAGATCGCTAACGCGGGCTTTGACGCGGCGAAGATCGCTACTATCCGGGAGCTTTTGGCTTTCTACGAGAGCACGATTTTCTGGGGTAACGACTGGACTTCGCCTAAAGACGCGATGCATTTCCAGATGGGTTACAACACGTACGGCCAGGCGCGTGTGGGCGACTTCATTGCGCGCAAGATCAGGGCTGACGGGTTCTCTACGTTCCGGCGCGGGAATGCGCCTCAGGCGTCCGATCCGGCGCTGATCCTGTCTCGGGCTACCGGCCTGACGATTAATCGCGCACAGGAGATTCTACCGGCTGTTGCGGCGGGTCTGAGGCAGTCGGACTGCCTGACCCCGGCCCGTATCGCTATGTGGCTCGCTCAGTGCGGCCATGAGTCGGCGGGGTTCAACGCGACGGAGGAATACGAGAGCGGCGACGAGTCGCAGGAGCGTTGGAAGTACAAGGGTCGGACGTGGATTCAACTGACGTGGCTTAGCGCTTATCGCGGCTTCGGTCAGTGGTGCTACGCGCGCGGCCTGGTCAATGACCCGGAAGTGTTCGTTAAGAATCCGAAGTCCCTGGCCGATCTGCAATGGGCTGGCCTTGGCGCTGCCTACTACTGGACGACGACCGTCCGGAGTACGCGCAAGTATCCGACGCTTAATGAGGCTTCGGACGCGCGCGACGTGTTGGTGGCAACTCAAATCATTAACGGTGGGACTAACGGCCTTAGCGACCGTCAGGACCGCTACAACCGTGCCGTCGCTGTTGGCGACGATCTAACGCTAATTGTCAATGAGGGGGATGATTTCTTGTCTGCACTAAGCGCTGATGAGCAGCGCGAAATGCTGGCGTACTTACGGTGGGCGTTTAAGCCTGTCACTGGCGAACTAACAAAGCAGTTCCCGCACCGTTCTATGTACGCGGGTAGTCCGGATACGGACACCTTCGCCGGTCGGGCGATTAGCGCTCATGCCTTTGGCTGGGATTACCGCGTGGAGTATTCGGCGCGGCTCGGTGAGGAATGGGCTATCGACACTATCGCTCAAGCAGCGGCGGGCACGCTGTGGGGCGTTAAGCGTGATGACGGGTCTGTTGACCAGTTCCGCGTTAACCACGCTAAGAGCGTTCTAGCCGATCTGGAAAAGAACCATCCGGATGTGCTTGAGGCGTATCTAGCTAAAAAGAGGGGAGGGGCTGCCTAATGGGTCCTAAAATTCGTCAGTCCATTTATTATCTCGGCGCAATTGTGCCGGGGCTTATGGGTCTGTTCATGCTCTGGGGCGGTCTGACCCAAGACGACGCTAACAGCATTGAGAGCATCGTCAGCGGTGTCGTTGCGATTCTCGGGTCTGCGGCTCCGGCCACGGCTGCGGTCAAGGTTCAGCAGCAGCGTAAGGATGGGACGTTCAATTCCGTTAGCCCGGCTGAGGCCGTCGTTAACGGTGTCCAGGCGGTGCTTGAGGCGCAGGCTACGGCGGCGGCTGAGGTTGACAAGGTTAAGACCGCCATTACCGGCGCGGTTAACCAGATTCCGGGCTTCGGTCCGCTGGCCGCTCAGGTAATCCAAGCGTCGGGTTTTGACACTCTTCCGGATATCTGGAAGCCACAGGGCTAAATGCCTTTGAAGTTGGGCGACCGTAACGAATCGGTGCGCCAGTGGCGGGTAAAGATGAATGCGTGGTTTGGCGGGCTTTATACCCGCCTCCACGGCCCGCTGCCTATGGATACAGACGAGTTCGGCCCTCGCGCCGTGCTCTGGCAGAAAGAGTATGAGTTCCGGACCGGGCAGGTTCAGGATGGCGTGGTTAGCGATAACGACCTTAACGCGCTTAAGGTGCCGCTGCCTGTGGTCGTCGGTCCGTCGATTATCCACTTCTCAATCAACGGTGCCGGTTCTACGTGGGACATGGGTTACCCGTATGACATTGGCGAGCTTCTAGATAAGCGGAAGTGTTATCACCAGCCGGTCGGCTATGACACTTCGCCGGTGCCTATGAGTCGTGGCGTTAAGACGGGCGTTGAAGAGTTCATTCGGCTTTTGCGTCTGCACAACTGTCAGGTTGTTCCGTGGTGCTTCACCGCGTACAGCATGGGTGCCATCGTCGCTATGACGGTGCTTATGCGGGTCCTGTACGGCGATCTGCAAGAGTTTAAGGCCACCTACAAGGGCAGTAATGCGTTCGGCAATCCGATGCGTCAGAACGGGCATACGTTCCCCGGCTGCGCGTACTCGGACGGTGAGGGAATCGTGCTGCCTAACGCGCATGACACTCCGGCTGAGCACTGGGACTTCACGTCGGATAAGCGGATGGTTGGCGCTAAGGGGGATGACCTCTACTCGTCGTTCGCTAAGCCGGGTACCTCGGCTGATCAGAACGAGAACATGCGCGCTGTCTGGGACATTGTGAATACCGGTAACCCGCTTAACTTGGGTAAGCAGGTATTGGAGTTGGTTCTGTCTCCGACGTGGCACGAAGCGCAGGGCGCTTTCACTGCTGCGTGGGACGCGATTGTGTTCTTTATCGCTAAGGGCACTAGCCCGCATACGACGTACCAGTTCATCAAGCCGATTCCCGGCGATCCGCGCGACTGTTGGCAGATCGCGCTTAATCACATGCAAGACATTGTTGCCAGCGTGCCTATGCGCGCGGCGGCTTAGGAGGAATGAGAATTGTTGGTATATGACGAGCAGTTGCCGGTGCTGGACGACAGCTTTGAGGGCAACGAGGTAAATCTGCTGGCGGTCCGTGGCCGCAAGGTTGACCCGCACTTTCGCCGGAACTACGCATGGGCTAAGCACGCGATTGATCGCGGCGCGCTCCGCAAGGTGGTTGTGATCGTGGCGCTTGGCTCGGACTCTTGGGTCCATACGGTCGGCGCGGTCACGTCGGCGCTCTCGGGCGGCAAGCTGCACCAGGGCGCGCGGTTCAAGGTGGACGCTGAGGTTAGCGACATTGGCACCGACAAGGTGACGCAGGTGCTCGCGGCGCTCAAAGAGCTAGAGGGTCCTAAGGACGTGTACGTTCTGGACAATCCGAGGGCGCTTGCCACTAAGCAGCCTAAGCCGAAGCCAGCGCCGAAGCCGGAGCCTGAACAGCCGGTGGAGGATACCCCGCCAGTTAGCGAAAGCTAAGCATGGAGACGGGCGACTGGACTGTAATGCTGACGACGAACTGGCCGACGATTGCGCTTGTCGCGTCGTTGGCGTTCGGCATCTTTGTCATCGTCCGTTTCCTGGCTGGGACTTTTGAGGCGTTTGGTGATGCGCTCGGGCCGGTAGGGAAGTGGTTCCAGGCTCGGCGCGCTATCTCTCAGGCTGAATCAGATGATATGCGGCGTCAGATCGTGGCCCTAGATAAGCGGGTCCGGGCGCTGCTGTATCGGGACGAATGTTACTTCGCGTACATGATGACGGATGCGGAGTGGCACCGTAGGGCAGAGCTAAGGGCAATCGCTATGGGCTGGGACCTTGAGCCACATACCCCGTTCCTCCGTTTCCGCGACTCATGGATGCGCGAACGAGGTATTGGAGAGGAACTAGATATATGGACGTAACGGTGTACTCGCCGTCTACCCCTTGCACCGGTTGCATGGCTACGAAGCTCGCGCTTAAGAAGAACGGAATCCCGTTTGCTGCGGTGATCGCGTCTGATGAGCAGATTGAGGCGTTCAAGGCTGATGGGCACGCTGCGTTCCCGGTTGTTGTCGTTGATTGCGGCGACGGCGCTACGTGGACGTGGAGTGGTTATCGCCATGACGACATTAAGCGACTGAAAGAACTAAGTGAGGAAACGAAGCCGTTAGCGGCTTAACAAACTCGGGCACTCGCGCTCCCTCTATTTCCCCGGAGGTTGAGCGCGGGTGCCCGCTTTTTTTGTGTCCAAAAGAGGACCGACCCGACAACAGTGCAACAGCCGATTACCCTTTACGTGCGGGCCGGTCCCCTCGCCTTTGGATGGGGAGGCCAGGGCTAGATTGTCGGCCAGTCCTAGCCTCCCCTAAACGGCTGCCGGAGGTTAACAATGGACCGGGGGGAGGGGGTGTCCATCGCCGTCGTCCGACAGCCGTCGAAAACCCACGGTACGGCCCTTTTGCCACCTGTCAAGTTCGGGAATTAGATTCGTTTTTTAGCTAATTTTCGGGCCAGGTTACCGGTGGGTATTCCCCGTAGTAACCGCGCAGTTCGTCGCCCCGCAGCAAAGCTGAGTCCTGCTCGTACGCCCTGTGAACCAAGTCACGTTGGAGTTTCCTGTGAGCGTCTACCCGTCGCAGCACGTACGCAACTGACCGCTTAGTAAGTTTGAACGTCAAGTACAGCGCCAGACCGAGAAGGACCCACTTCCAGATCGCAGAGACAACCGCGAACAGGACCGCTCCGACTACCAGCCAGACAATGAGTTCTCCCATACGGAGAGCTTAGACTTGCGCGCCTTGGAAATACCAGACCCGGCGATGCACATTAACGAGCCAATCGTTAACAACGTCCATGTCCGGGCGCAGCGGCAGCTTAGAGGTTTGCCCCGCCTCTTCGATCCGCTCCCGCCAATAGACGATTTCCTCAAGCGCCCTAGCCTCGCTTAGCTCGCCATTGCGGACGCTAAGCAGAAAATCGCGCGCGAGGTCATGCATGGGCATGGTCATCGTTTGGTGCGTCAGCATTTCGTGACCCTGAATCAGTAGCCGGATCGCGTGGAACGCGGCCTTGGTGTCGTAACCGTGCTTAGCGATTAGTTCGGGCCGGTTGGTCCTGGGCGCGCGCACGCCGGTCAGCCGGTCGTACATTCCGTTGGCGTACCCGACGTGGGTTACCGCGATCTGCCGGGACAGGAGGTTAGGCGCGAATGCCTGCAAGCCGATTGTGTCGGGCCATGCCAGGTTCGGCGTGAATAGCAGCGTGTGCAGCGTCGGGTTACCCTTGACGATTTCGCTGACGAACTTCCGGAGGCCGTAGTAGACAATCTCCGTGTCTCCCGGCTCGCTCTTAACCCCTTCGGCCCGGTCCCTCACTTTGAACGCTCCACGGAGCGCTGAGAGGCCAATAAGCCCCTCTGGCGGGTCGGCGTAGACCGCGATGTAGTCGTGATCGCTCTCCGGCACGCCCAGGCCGTGTGCGATTGATCCGATTTCCCCCATGATGAGCGGCTGTACGTCAGCCATGTTTCTCCCCTAAAACGGAGCTAGCCCCGATGCGATCCCCCTCCCAGAGGCGCACCAGGGCTAGCGGTCCGTGTACGTCCGTGACGTACCCCCGTTTACGTTCCCGAAAACGCGGGTTCGTCCTTTTTGGCGGTCGGCGCTTTTTTGGCCGGTGCGGCTTTCTTAGCCGGTTCCGGCTTGTCCTCGGACGTTGCGGCTTTCCATGCTCGCACGACCTCGGCGCTGACGCGACCCTTCTCCGCTACGTCCATGCCGTTTGCCTGTGCCCAGGCACGGATTTCCGCGAGCGGCAGACCCGGCTCTCCCCCGGAATGCGTGATCCGCGTACCGCTGCGCTTACGCGCCCGGCCTGTGCCGGTGCCGGTACGGGACGCAACTTCGGTCCACTTCGCCATGTCCGCGTCGAACAGCTTCGCGTTCTTTTCGGACAGGTCCAGGTGGTACCCGACGTTGCCAACCGAGAACTCGCGCTCGGTCTCCGCGTCCAGGGTGTCGTCCAGGTCATCGAACAGTGTGACCGTTACGCGCTTACCCATCTTTATCCCTTTCTCGGTTTCGTATCCCATCTTAGGTTGGGTACGTGGTGTGACCACTAAAGCACCCGGTTGCTAATCCGTCAACTAGTGAAGTGGATTAGTTAGCGTTTGAGCGATGTAGAGCACCAGTAGCGTAAGGGCCACGAAGGCGACTGTACCCCCGATTAGCAGGGCGATCCTGTTAGGACGCTTACGGCGCGCGGGCGGCTTAAGACGAGGGCCGCGTTCCTCTAGCACTGGCGGGCGCGGGCGAGGCCGGGGCGCTGATAGCTGGCGCTCACGTTCAAGCAGGTAAGAGGGTGGAATGCCCATAACAGCTTTGCGGAACTCTTCGCGGTTCTTTGCGTAGCTCTGCACCATGCGTTCGTACTCGCGGCGCTGGCTCTGTGCGGCATTGATCATGGCTTGGCGCTCGCGCGTGATCTGCGCGTCAAGCTCCCGGAGGAAGTCGTCGGTGAACCTCGTCATCGCGCGCGCGTGTCTCCTTCCGCACTTAACAGAGCGTGTGTTTTTATCTTGCTTGTTTAACTACTCAAGGTGACGTTCCGTAGGTGGTTATCTCTTGTCGTTGCGAGAGTGGGGAACGGCACTAGCAGAGGGTCTTTTAAGAGCATCCTCGTTTTTTTGACTTTCTGAAATATTAGAAAACCCTAAGGGCCGGTTTGCGGTGCGTCGGCGCGTCCGCAGGTCCCGGAGCTATACCTATCCCTAGCTGCGGCGATGCCCCAGGCGGGGGTCCGTAAGTGATAGTTTTAGGTATAGCGACCGCGAAAAACGCTCTGACCTGCATGTTCTTAGGGTCACCAGAGGCTTAAAAGTCCCCACATAGGACCCCGCATAACCTGCTAGAATCTGTCAAATGCCCAGCTAAGCGCCTTAGCGTGCGCCTATGCGTGCCTATGCAGGCACACGCTAAGGTATAGCGCTCAGGTATAGTTGGGCCGGTTCCGGCACCGAGTGGAGGGGCAGAAAAGTGACAGACGACACAGAGAAAACCAAGAGACGCAACAGGGGCGACGGTGGCCTGTTCTGGTCCGAATCGCAGCAGTTGTGGGTGGCTCAAGTGTGGGTCAACGGACCGGACGGGAAGCCCAAGCAGATACGGCGCACGTCCAAGGTCAAGAGCGAGGCGCAAAAGAAACTCAACAAGCTCCGCGCGGACCTACTCAACGGCAAGATTCAGACGGGTCCCAACAAGGCGCAGACCGTCGCGGAGCATCTGGACTACTGGCTGACCGTAAAGAAGCGCGAGAATCGACCTGGGGGCTACGAGAGCTATGCGGGAACGGCGCGGCTGTACCTCAAGCCGCACCTGGGGGACTACCGGCTAGACAAGCTGACGACCGCTCACGTCCGGACGATGCTGGCAGCGCTACAGGACGGCGGCTCCACGCGGAACGCCCAGAAGGCGTACCAGGCGCTTAACAACGCGCTTAAGCTCGCGGTAGACGAGCAGATGATTGAGCGCAATCCCTGCGATCCAATCAAGATGCCCAAGCACGTCAAGAAACAGCGCGGCGCGTTTGAGACGAGCGCGGCGGTCCACGTCCTTAAGACGGCGGCGGCGCGGGACGACGAGAACCACCCACGGCGACCTAAGCTCGCTAGTCGGTTCGTGGCCGCGTTCATGACCGGCGCGCGCCAGGCCGAGTGCTTAGGGCTGGAATGGGATCGCGTTGACTTCGACAGGGGCTACTTGGATATCTCCTGGCAGCTACAGCGGCTTAAGTACGCGCACGGCTGCGGGACGAAATCGGACGGCTCGCCTAAGTGCGGTAAGCAGCGGGTTGGCTTCTGCCCGGACAAGAAAGAGGACTTCCCGCCCGGCTTTGAGCACCGGCACTGCCACCGGTCCCTGTTCTGGACGCGGCCTAAAACGTTAGCGGGGGAGCGGTTTATCCCAATGGCTCCGCTACTGCTTGAGAGCCTTAAGGTCCATAAGCGGATGGATAAGGACCCCAATCCGCACGGTCTGGTGTGGCATCACCGGGACGGTAGGCCGATCAGCCAAGAGGACGACAACCAGGAATGGAACATGCTTTTAGCGGCTGCCGGGATTGAGAAGGAATCGCGCGAGGTCGTGTTGCATGAAGCGCGGAATACGGCGGCGACGATGCTTCTAGAGAGCGGGGTTGACGCGAAGGTCATTCAGAGCATCTTGGGCCATGCGTCCATCTTGCAGACGCGGGAGTATCAGCGGGTGAGTCTGGAATTGAGTAAGAGCGCCGTCGCTAACGCGTTCGACGCTCTACTCCCGAAGGCTTAGAAGGATTCCAGTTGGTGCTTAGGCTGCTTACGCGCCTTAAGTACGTCGGCGTGAGTAGCCTTGCCCCTGCGGACCTTTTTCCACAGTCCGGTTTTCATGTGGCGCTGTTTAAGCTGCCATGAGATTGCAGAGGTAATCCCGAAGCCGCACGCGGCGAGCGCGGTCAGTCCCCACGCGTGGCGGTCGTAGTCGCTGTTGTAGGCAACGCCCAAGATGCGCTGGGCACCGGCCAGTAGGGCTAGCGCGCAGCAAGTGAGGTAGGCGCGCATGATGCCGCGCGAGCGGGGGTCGGTCGTGTAAATGATGACCAGGAGCCGCCCAATCTGGAAAATCCACCAGGCGAATGCTGCCGTTAGGAGTGCGTCAACTTCCCTGTCGTCGCACAGGGGCGAGTAGAACACACCGATCAGGGTCGGGCTGATAATTGTTACGGGAAGCGTGATGTTGCGCGTGACCCATCGCATCCGCTCGTCGTCGTCGTAGTCGAGCCGGGACGCGAGCGCGTACAGGAACGCGGCCATGCCCATAAGGATGAAGCCGTCACCGATGATCTGGGGGATAGGTAGAAGCTCGTCCACCAAGCCCAATTCCGGCCACACCTTCTCGCGTACGAAAGGCGATCCCATCGTTAGGCCGAAGGTGCAGCAGGCACCGCAGAACGTCGTCGCGGATTCCCACCGGCACCGCCAGGTAGCTCGTCTAGTCCATTGAATGTACGCCGAAGCCAGAAACACGCCGATGAGGATGAGGTTGTAGTACCGGAGGTCCAGGGGGACGTACGTGGACATACGCAATGGGACTTTCTCGAACACGCCCGCCATGCCTAGACGGGCGCAATGTGGGAGGGGGACTGCACTGCTGTCGCTGTTCCGTGGCAAACCGTTACAGCGGGTGTACGCCTGGGACACTAGTCCCAAATCTGGGAAAAGCGCAAGCGCGCCAACCTAACCCATCACATTGGCGGGCTGTCGAGTCGTGCTCGGACCCGTCGCCGCCTACTGCGGACCGCTCGGCGGGTCACTGTCGGAGGGTGGGGGAGGCCGTAGTCCTCGCCCTCGTCCTCCTCAACGTCAACGACGCCCGCGTTAGCGAGGTAGTCAACAAGTTCCTTCTGGTCTAGGTGGCCGAAGCGAACCAGTAGGTCCACCTTGTTAAGGCCGAACGCGTCGGCAATAAGCATGAGGTTAGGCACGCTGTTGAGCACCCCCTTGTCCCGCTGCTCGTAATAAGTCGAGCGGGACATGCCCAGCGCGCTTAGCGCCTCCTGCATACGCACCTGCCGTTTGAGCAGGTAGGACACGACGACGATGAGGTCGTTGTCCTGATCATTGGCCGACATGCCGCTCAGTGTGTCGGATTTTCCGGACACTTGCAAGCGCTCTGACCAGCGGAAGCAAACTGACACGGATGTAATTTTGTCCGGATTTCCGGACACGTTTGACCCTGAGTCGGACTGGGTATGTTACGTTTCTTTCCGTGCCGATCACCCCTCCCAACACCGCAAACCACAACATCGAATGGATTCCCCAGGCAGTCGAAAACCTGCTCCACAACCACGACATAATGACGCGCAACGAGCTTGCCAAAGTGCTCGGAGTCGCCAGGTCCACGGTCTACAGCGCATTTGCGGAGGACTGGACTGGTGAGCCGTCAATCAAGATGCTCGCCCAGATGACCGGATACTTCCGCGTACCTATCGGCTCGCTCGTCACGGAGCCTGGGCGTAAGGCCGCTAAGCGTGTGTCACGGCGTGTAAATGTCCGGATAAGCGCATGAGCACGGCAACGCTGAGCGGTCCGGAAAACCTGACACCCCTGATGGTGACCCGCCAGGACGCGGCCCGGCTCCTGGGCCTGAGCCTGCGCGAGGTCGATAACCTCCGCGCTTCCGGTCGCCTGATGGCTAAGAAGCACGGCTCCAAAGTTCTGTTCCCCCGCGCTGAGCTTGAGCGCTTCGTTAACGACCTGCCTTGGGAGATTGACCAGTGACCGAACAGCCCGAACTTGAATACCCGTTTCACCTAACGCTGACCGAACCCGATAACGACTCCGCTAAGGCGCTTAAGGACGCGCTAGAGCTTCTACGAAAGGATGGATGGGGACGTGGAAAGTTTCACGATGAGTCCACAGGCAAGCGCGACTCTCTTGGGGCGCTCGGAGCGCCATTCGGGAACGTCCGACCAGAGGCAGTCGATTACCTCGCCTACGCCGTGCGGATGCGTGACGGCGCTCCCCCTATCCCGGCAAGCATGGACCCGCAGCGGGTCGTCATCGCGTGGAACGACGGCTTCCGGCGCAAGTTCTCAGAAGTCGAGTCAGTGTTCAAGGCAGCTATTCGCTACGCAGAGGGTAAGGGCGTCTCAGTGCGACAGGGCCGTTAGGGACACGATTCTCTGCGCGTTCTCGCTTGCGGCTCTGATCCTCATTGGAGCCATCGTTCTCAATGCTTGGTTTGGAGGTTGGTTCTAATGGAGTCATGCGCTGTAATCAGCAGTCCTATTATTTCCGATAGGCGACTCTTCCCGTTATCCTATAAAGGTGAGGGTGAGGGGATGAGAAAGTTCAAGGACGTGATCGCGGAAGCGCGAATGGTCGCAATGCTTAACCCTCTTGGTCGCAATGAGAATGCGGCTTACACGGAGAGGGACGGAGAGCCATGCTGCATCTTCGGTCACGTTCTTGAACGCCTGGGAATCGGAATCGCGTCCTGGGAAGTGCTTAACAACTTCACGCTCGCTGAACTGCCTTGGGCCGACTTTGGCTTTGAGGAACCTAATGGCTACCAGATTCTTTGGACTACTAAGGTCCAAGCCGCTGCGGACAGCGGGGACGCATGGATCATCGCAATTGCGATGGCCGACGCAACCCTGATCTAAGCAGCACTTAGTAACAACCATACGTAGTTGACCTCTACGAACTAACCCCGTTGCCGGGGAGCCTGTGAACATGTACCGGGCTGCTGAGTGGTTCGCCAGCAAGTAAGTCAACGTGAGTACGTAATCGCACAAGCCGGGTGTATCGACGGCCAAGACAAATCTTGGACACCCGCTATGCCGCGAGAAGCCTAACTAAGGGTGGATTGGTATATGCGGAGGCAGAGACGGATTGTGCGGGAGCGATGGGTAGCGGCTAGTGCCAGATCGGCGGCTACACGTCAGGGCGTAATGAGTAAGGACCCTGAGTCCGGGTGCAATCCCCGGTCATCGCACCAGGCCGGGGCGGTTGAGACGCACGGAACGACGGGCATCGTTCTTATGGGGCGCGGACGCGTAAGGGTGTGACGCTACGCAGCACCGCTGCTGCTCCCCCCCGGCCATTCTCTTAAGTCACCACAACCACAACGAAAGGGCACGCAATGACGGGTGTTATCTATCTCGGTGAGCCGACCGGCCCACGACTGCGGAGCCTTAGCCTCGCTAAGACGCGTGAGCTTGACGCGTGGTTGACGCACGCAATTTCCTTCGGCGCGTCTAAGCACGATAAGGACTTGCCGGTGGATTACACGCGGGCGCTTAGCACCCTGGCGCAGCGCCGGGGCATCCGGTTCCACTTCAACGGGGACCGTATGCGCGTACCGGGTGAGGTCCCGCTGGGATCGAACATTCCGGGCTGCGTGGGTGGCTCTAAACGAAAGATCACCGTTACCGACGAACGCACGAACGCATCGAAACATGGACAGGCCGTCGAACCGTGGAATATGCGGGATTGGCGGGAATAGTTGACACCTTCCGTACATGCCGTGTACGGTATCAATCAGTGGAGGTCCGAATGGCCCAACTCTCCTGCGAACTGAATTGCGGGGCTAGCTACACCGAGGAATACCAGCTTCACCTTCACCACTACGCATCCGAAAAGGGCATCCTTCCCACCTGTGGTAAGGGCCGCGAGCGAAAGGCGCGCAATGCCGAGCGAGGAAATCAGGTCGCCTGACAAGCTGATGCTTGCGGGGGACTGGCACGGTAACTTGCCGTGGGCGTTCAAGGCGCTGCACTACGCGAAGTCGGAAGGTGCGGACACGATTCTGCACCTGGGCGATTTCGGGTTCTGGCAGACCTCTAACCCCCGGACCGTGCAGTTCCTTAGCGAGGTCGATAAGGAGCTTAAGGCTCTTAACATCGACCTGCTTTGGGTTGACGGCAACCATGAGGATCACGCGTTCTGGAACACCTTCAACCGTCCGGGCGCGGAGCCGGTCACGCTCTCGTCTTGCTCCAACATCACGCACCTTCCGCGCGGTTACCGCTGGGAGTGGTGGGGCGATACGTGGATGGCGCTGGGAGGCGCGCATTCCATCAACTCGTATTACTGCACGCCGGGTGAGGACTGGTGGCCGGGCGAGTGGATTGACGACGAACAGCTTGAGTACGCGATGCGTCCCGGCAAGGTGGACATAATCGTCGCTCACGACGCGCCGACTAACGCGGACATTCCGGGGATCGTTCCCGGTAAGGCCGTTTACCTCCATATCGGGGGGATGAAGCGGCGCATGACGACCGGCGACATGTTCAAAGCTCAGGAACACCGGGAGCGTATTCAAGCCGTGTGCGATGCGGTTAAGCCGGTGGAGTTCTACCACGGCCATTACCACAAGGCGTACAACACCCTGGCTCGCGTTAAGGGCGGCTCCTACGTCAACGTGCGCGGGCTGGACAAAGACGAAACGACTATGGCAGCGAACACCCATTTCATCACGGAAGGTTTGAACGACTAATGCTGGACACCGCAGAGCGTAAGGTCACCCGTCGTCCGGACGGTGACCTGACGATTGAGGGCACAAGCGTTTGGATGCCCGCTGACCCTAAGGCGCTTGCCCAGGAGCGCGCGGAGGTCATGCAGCGGCTCGCTGATCTGACGCGGGCTGAGTTGTTTCTTGCCACGACACCTAAGCCCACCTACATGTTCAAGGGGGATTACTACCGTGAGGGCTAGTGAGCGCCTAGAGCAGCGCAACGACATTCTGGAAGTCATCGCCCAGATAGATGACGACCTTAAGGGGCTTAGCGACGATAAGTCTTTCCGGTCTGCCCAACAGGCGCGGGAAATGTTGGAAACGCGGCACGAACTGTCGCGCGAGTTGCAATCGCTCGGGTTCCAAGCACCTGAGCTTGACGAAAGGTTGCGGAACCGTGAGGGCAATCCTGGCTCTCGTCGTCCTCGCTTTGGTGGTGGCGGCGATCCTTCTCGTACTGGCGTCGTTGCGAAGCGCCGTATTGGCCCGGCGAGCGCGAGCTAAGGCGCTCACCGACAAGTACCCGCTTCTGGGCGTGCTTAAGGGCGCGGACCGTAGGCGCTACTTGGCTGAGCTAGTCGAGCGGGAGCAAGAAGAGTACGACGAGGATAAGCACGAACGCTTTGTGGATATCCTCAAGCGCACTAACCCATAACTGAATATCGCATCCGAAAAGGGACCCCTGAGGCTACGGCTTCGGGGGTCCTTTCCTATGAAAGGGAAAAGTTGAACCGTAAGCGCATTGCGGCTTTCGCGGTGGCGGCTCTGGCCGTCCTGCCTATCGTCGCGTGTTCTACGTCGGTGCCAGCGGGCGTTACTGCGGTCAAGGTGGAGGACTACGCGTTCATCCCGACTGACCCGACCGTTGAGGGCTGCATTAAGCCTGAGACGAACGAGTACAACCCGATTGGCGGCTTCAAGGCGTACATGTACCCGGCCCGCCAGATCAGCTACGACGCGCTGGACGCGCAGGACGCAGAGGCTCCGGCCACGGTCGTCGTGTCTAACGCTTCGGCTCCGGCTGAGCTTAAGGTCCCGGTTACGGTGACGTTCGATCTGACGCAGGACTGCGAGCAGCTTAAGAACTTCCACCGTGACTTCGGTACCAAGTACCAGGGCTGGCTTAACGATGACGGCTCGGTGTCGCAGGGCTGGAAAGACCTCCTGAACTACGTGGTGGGCCAGCCGTTGCAGAACACGCTCGTTTCCATCGCGCAGAAATACGAGTGGCGCAAAATCTGGAACGACGAGGCTGTCCGGGTCGAGTTCCAGAACGCGCTTCGGGAGCGCCTGCCTAAGGCGTCGTCTGAGCGCACTAACGGCGTGGACTACTTCACCAACTTTCAGGTCACGGTCATGAAGCCTGATCCGGTGGACGCCAACCTCAAGAGCGCGATTGTCGCGGAGCAGAACAGCATCGCGCAGGCTCGGGCGGCTGAGGCTAAGGGCGTGGCTGACGCTAACGCTGCTAAGGCCAAGGCTGAGGCTGATATCGCGGCGGCTGAGGCGCAGACGCGTGTGGCTGAGCAGGAGGCTCTTAAGCGGGCTGCGGAGATTCGCGGTTACCCGTCTGCGGAGGACTACCTCAAGGCCATCGCCATTGAGAAGGGCATCACGCCGTGGCCCTCTCCGGTGATCGCGGGCGCTCCGGCTCGCTAAGTACCACAGCCTGCCGTCTGGCTGATGTTCGCTAAGCGCACTTAGCGGCGATAGACGGCATCGGTGGGGCGCGGCATCGTGCAAATCCGCTAATCGCGGGGAACCAAACAACGCCACCGAACCTAAGTCCCTGCCACATAGGTAAGCCGTGAGGTCGGTGGAATATGGGCACGCTTGATAACGGGGCGCGAGAGCGCGAAAGGTATCCGTCGCTGTCCGTGACGCTAAACGTCGGACTCCCAAAGACCGGGCTAGGCCGGTTAGGGATAGGACGGTCCGGTATTCCATTCCTAAGCAATGGACCCGGACCGTCCGCTTGTGGCGAAGGTAACTGCTGGTTTGTTACACCTGCCTGTAAAGCAGGCGCTTCGGCTTCGGGGGTTCAATTCCCTCTCGCCACACGCTTTACCAGTAACCAAACCCTTAAGGATGACATGAGTAAGAGCAATCTCTTTGATCAGCCGGGCGTCGAGCAGATGATTCCCGGTAAGGAACTGCCGGTGGCCGTTAAGGTGACCGGTCGCAACATGCACGCGGTGTCGCTGCTGGTGTCGGTGGCCGGTGAGCAGACTGGCGTCCGTACCGCTGTGTCGGCGTTCTTTGAGTCGGACGGCTCGCTTGATCACGTCAAGCTGACCGCGCCCGGCTACGACCAGGACGTTGAGGCCGGGGACTACCTCGTTCTGAGCGACGACAAGACGACCATCGTCGTTACGGACCAGGAAACCTACGAGTACAGCAAGGCGCTGTTCCCGATCCTGTCCGCTGTCGATGAGGCCGTTAGCGCCGTCGCGGATGCGCTCGGTTCGACGCTGGGGCTGGTGAAATGAGCCTCTTCAAAAAGGCCGCAGCGCCCGTCGTCGTTAAGGCTCCTAAGACCGTGGCATCCATCACGGCGGGGCTGACCGACACGCTCGCGGAGCTTGAGGCCCACGCTGACGAGCAGACCACGCAGGCCGAGGCCCAGCGGCAAATGGCTGAGTACGCGCTGGCCGCTGCCGATAAGCACAAGGCTGAGTCTGAACTGGCGGTTAAGGTCGCCGGGAATATCAAGGCTCTGCTCGGCGCGTGATCGGAACTGTTATGAGGCACCTGTTCGCGCTCCATTACTTCCGTAAGGAGCGCGGCAGGTTGCCAACACCCAGAGAGCACTACCGAGAGGTAACAGGTAAGTGATTCGCTTTAAGGTTCTCGGCTACACCATTGCGTCGGTCGAGTTTGAGATTCCCGAGTCCGTTGTTGAGCCGGAAGAGGCCCAGCCGGTCACCAAGCTCGCGCAACGCCTCGTTAAGGGCGTTAGCCGTCTGTGGGTTAAGGGGATGGCGGCGTGAGCGGTTTTGAGGGCGTAAAGAAGCGCACCGAGGAACAAGGCCGCATCGTCATCACCCTTGAGTACGACGTGTCCAAGTCGTACTGGAAGCAATACGCGGAGAGCCGCAAAGCCACTATCACTGATGCAGTCGATTGCCTGCGGCTGAACGTTCAGGATTACGAGGCTGGCGAGCTTTCCCTAGAGGAATTAATCGACGGCGCTAGCGAGATAAGCGTTACCGCCACTAAGTAAGAAAGACGACGATGACCACATTCCTACGCAGCCTGCAAGAGCAGTTCAACCACACCACGACGGAGAACGGCGCTCTGGCCCATAAGAGCAGCTTTGATCCGGTGGTGGATTACTTCGGACTGGCGGGCGCTATGCGTAACCGGGCTGAGGCTTCGGCTGACCTGTTTGAGACGGCGTTCCGCTCGGACGTGCAGGCCGCGATCCGGACCCTGTTCTATCTGCGCGATGTGCGCGGCGGTCAGGGCGAGCGCGATGTGTTCCGCGCGGGCCTTAAGCGGCTCGTCGGCCTTAGCCCCGTTAAGGCTGGCCGGGTGTTGCAGCACGTCCCGTTCTATGGGCGCTGGGACGATCTGCTGATTGAGGGTGTGTTCCAGCACCCGGAGGTCCAGAAGATCATCCTTAACCAGTGGACGGCTGACGTTGCGGCGTACGAGCGCGGCGAGGGCGTGTCGCTGATGGCTAAGTGGCTCCCGTCCGACAAGGCGGCGAACAAGGAACTGGCTATCGCGGTCCGTAAGTCGTTGGGCTTGTCGCAGCGCGAGTACCGCCAGACCCTTAGCGCGCTTAGGTCGCGGATCGGCCTGCTTGAGCAGTCCATGTCCCGGAACGATTGGGATATCGACTATGGCAAGCTCCCGGCGCAGGCGCACCGTAAGCACGTCAAGGCGTTCCGTCGTCACGCGGAGGGTGAGTACCAGGCGTACTTGGATGCCGTCGAGCGCGGCGAAGCCAAGATCAACACGTCCACGCTGTACCCGCATGAGCTTTACGACATGGCGACCCGTTATGGCGGCGACCGTAAGGCCGCTGACGTGATGTGGAACAACCTGCCGGATTACACGCGGGGTACGGAGGCCATCGTCATGGCTGACGTGTCGGGGTCCATGCACCAGTCGTGGAGCCAGGGCGCTAACCCAATCGCGGTGTCGGTGTCGCTGGCGCTGTACTTCGCGGAGCGGAACCAGGGCGACTACGCGGGGTACTTCATGACCTTTGCGTCCACTCCGGCGCTCATGAAGGTGCCTTCCGGGGACCTGAGCGCCCGTCTGAGCGCCATTGAGAACTCTACGGGGTGGATGGGTAGCACGGACGTTGGAAAGGCGTTTGACGCGATCCTGGCGGCTGGCGTGAAGTCAGGCACTGTCCCGGCGACTCTCTACATCATTTCGGACATGCAGTTCGACCAAGCGATTGACGACGGAAACGATACGACGTTCCAGACGGCTAAGCGGAAGTTCGCGGCTGCCGGGCTGGAATTGCCGCACGTCGTGTTCTGGAACGTTGACGCTCGGAACGACCAGCTTCCGGCGACGATCTTGGACGGCCAGGTCACCTTGGTTTCCGGGTTCTCGCCCACGGTGTTCGGGATGGCGGTAGAGGGCAAGACTCCGCGCGAGCTTGTGGACTCCGTTATCAACGGTGAGCGCTACGAGCGGATTAATCCGTTCTAAAAATTCCATAGTTGCGGGCTAGGCCGTAAGCTATGCGATAGGTGGACACAGACAGCAATTACTTTGTTTGCATACAACAGAGAAACGTGTCCAGTAATGCTTGTGGACCCCCACAGCAATTAACAACTCACAGGAAAAACTGCGGGTCGCGGGTTCAAATCCCGCCACCGGGCCATAAACCCGGTGTAGCTCAGTGGTAGAGCAGCGGTCGAAGTTAACAAACGGGGTCCAGTTAAAGCGGTTGTGGACGGTAACAGCAACCTAAAACTTTCACTGCTAATGAAATCAAATTCCGTCCAGTTCTACCGCGCTTAGATGCCGACCGTCCTCCGGGACTGGTCGGCTTTTTGCTGCCCAAACTAAGGGAGACACCATGAGAAAGATCATTGGCGGCGCGCTGGTCGCTGCGGTCGCGCTGGCGCTGCCCGCGTGCGCCACGCAAAACCAGCACTGGGAGAACAACTGCAAGGTCACGTCCAAGGACACCATTTACGACAAGGATTCCGAGGGCGGCGTTAAGCGCGTTAAGCGGGTTAGCACGACGTGCGGCGCGTTTAACGTGGAGGACGCCTGGGAGGCCGGGTCCTTCAACAGCTACGACCTGTGGGCCAAGCTGGAAGAGGGCAAGGTCTACGACCTCAAAGTTGGCGGCATCCGCAACGGCTTCTTTTCCATGTTCCAGACGGTGCTTGAGGTCAAGGGTCCGAATGGCTAGCCGGATCGTTCGGGAGGCCATCGCTAAGTACGCGGAGGCGAAGGGCCAGGACACCGGGCTAGATACGTTCTACCCGGTGCCTAACCGCGCGATGAAGCGGGCGTTCACCTTCGGAGGCAAGAAAACCCTGATCCCTAGCGGTAACGGGGTGCCTGCGGTGCTGATGCGCGAGGGCCGGTCGCGGATTACGAGGGGTACCTCGCGGCCTAAGCCTCGCGGCAAGGTGCTAACGGACGGCCTTAAGCCGATCTTCGTTGACGAGCACGGCGAGGTCGTGGACATGGCGAAGTTCTACGAGGCGGCGGCGTGATCGAAGAGGCGTTGCTTACGACGGCGGTCATGCTGCTGATCATTCTGTGGCTTTTCGTGCCCTGGTATGTGATCGCGGCTATCGCGGTCGCGTTCGGCGCGGGTTTCGTCTACGGGGGAGGGACGTATGAGTTTCCGCGTAGAGGTTAAGTGCGCTAAGGGCGAGCCGCGAATCATGGTCACCGACCGTGAGCCGGTCGTCGGAAAGATCGGAACGTTAACCGTCCTTAAGGACTCGTCGTACGTGGTGTACGGGCCGGGTTATTGGCAGAGCTACAGCGTGGAGGAACACAATGGAACCTAAGCACCCGATTGGCACCGTGCTCTACAAGCGGTTCCCCGACGTTGGCCCGGACGCGTTCGACGTGTTCGTGATGACGCATTACGGGTGGGTCGCGGTTGACCAGTACGGCATTCAGACCGGCCAGTTCCCGCAGTTCGACGCGGAGACGGTCAACATCACGCCGAAGGTTAGCGAGGCGTAATCACCGACTATCAAGTAAAGCGAGACTACTGGGATAGGCCAATCGTCTGGCCCGAAGGGGAGACGGACCTATCCGGGGAGTGGAAAGACGGGAGGGGGCGCGATGGCAAGCCAAAGCGATGGTTCCGGCCAAGGTCCAAAGGCGCTAAGGGCTATAGCCGCGCGTCAGGTGCCGGGAAGGGGCTTGACTCCAAAGACGGCCTTGTCGATTGGGCAGCCTGTCAAGCAGCCGTTGGAATCATGTTGGATGCCTCCGCGCGCTCAGAGGTCACAACGCTTATCAACGAGTACGAAGCCGACCCTTGGAACAAAGGGGACGACGGAGGTACCCGCTCCGGTAAGCAGCGGCTTAAGGACGCAGTTGAGCAAGCGCGTAACACTGCGGGTCAGCACACTGCTGCTTCTGCTGGGACTGAGTTCCATAAGCTCGGCGAGCTACGCAATAAAGGTAAGAAACCGCATGTCGTCCAAGAGCACCTAAAGGAACCGCTCTCTAAGTACGACGCGGCGGTTGAGCCGATTGAATTCATTAGCCAGGAAATCCTTATCGTCAACGACGCTCTGGAACTGGCTGGCTCGGTCGATTACCTCATGGGCTTGCCTCCGGGGATCACCACGCCTGACGGGGTGTTCCACGAAAAGGAATTGGTTGTGGTTGGCGACCTTAAGACGGGTCGCTGGGACGCGCGGTATCCGCTTAGCGTGACGTGCCAATTGTGCGCCTACGGGACCGGTGTGCGTTATGACCAGGAGACGAACACTCGCTCTCCGCTGCATAACCAGATCAATACCAAGTGGGGCGTCATGGTGCATTTCCCGATCATGACTAAGGACCCGGAGGTTCGCTTCTATTGGGTGGACTTGGAAATGGGCCTTAAGGCGTCTCTGCTCGCTAAAGAGGTTCAGGCTATGCGTAACCAGTTCAACTCAAAGGACGCGCAGCTTACGGAATTGGATTTGAGCAAGTATCAATGGTGAACGGAGAGCAATTGAGTGAAGAGTCCGTAAAGGCTGCGCCTAAGAAGTTCACGCTGGCTGAGGCTGAGGCCCAGATCGGTGACCTGACGGCGCTAGTGGAGGACATTCAGGCGCGCGGCGGTACCGGCGACAAGCCGACTGTCTTTGAGTCGTGGAACCGGGTAATGCGCGACGTGCAGGCGATCCGCAAAGACTCGTACAACTCGGGTCAGAAGTTCAACTTCCGTGGCATTGACGCGGTGATGAACGCGGTTGGCCCGGCGCTGCGCGAGCATGGCGTTACGGTCGTCCCCCGCGCGCTTAGCGCAGAAGCGGAGCGTTACCAGACCGCTAAGGGCGGTCAGATGTGTAACCGCACCGTGGAAATGGGCTTCCGGGTGTTCGGCCCGGCTGGCGACTACTTCGACGGCACGGCGTACGGCGAGGCTGCCGACTCGGGCGATAAGTCGATGACCAAGGCTGAGTCGGTCGCGCTTAGGACGTTCCTGCTGCAATCGCTGATGATCCCGACTGACGATCCGGACCCTGATGCTGAGTCGCATGAGCGGGCCACTCCGGCTACCGCTGCACGCTTGCAGGCTCCGGTTCCGGTGGGTAACGCGGACTCCGCTAAGGCTCGCGCTGAGCTTAAGGAACTGGCCGGGCAGAAGGGCTGGGACCTGAACGCGATTGCCGACAAGTTCGCAGCCGACAACAACGGCAAGTTGCTTAAGGACGCGACCGGCGAAGAGGTCACGGCCTATAAGAACCTTCTAGAGACAGGGGCGGTAACCGTCTAATGCTTAACAACACGATTGCGGGTGTGCCGGTTGGCCTCGTTGAGGCTCCGGCGCACCTGTTCGTGCCCTGCGAGCAGTGCTTTGAGAAAGAGGCTGAGTTCGCAGTCGGGCACTCGGATCACAAGCTGGTGTGTGAATCCTGCTTGGACTGGGGCGACTCGCGCCGCTGGTGGCATCTTGAGCCACGTCAGGCGCTCCGGGGGAGCGGGGCTATCGGCCTGCACCACGACGCGGAGCACGACGCTTACACGTATTGGGTGTGGGCCGCGTGAGCTTCCCACCTGTACTGCCTAACGCTAAGGGTGCGCCGGTCCTGTGGGACCCGCGCCAGCTTATTTCCTCGTTTGAGGACGGTAACGAACACGGCTGGCATGAGGAACTGCAATTCCTGTGGTTTGACGACCGTGAGCGGACCATGAAGCTACTGGACGAGGTTGGCGACGTGGGCCGGATCATGGAGCCGGTCACCGTGGGTCACGACCGCCGCGTGTGGGACGGCCATCACCGGATCGCTGTAGCGCTGGCGCTTAGCTTGCCGGTTCCTGTTGTGTTCGCGGAAGAACAGGAGCCTAGTGAGTGAGCCAACCCACGAATACAACCCGGTAAGCATTGAGCAGGAAATCCTAGCGACGGTTAACGAACTGTCGAAGGGGATTGTCACCGCGCGTGACGCGCATGAGGCGGCGCTGGCTGCGGAGCGTGCCTACAAGCGCGCTTACGCGAAGGCGTTCATGGAACACAAGGGTCCGCAGACCGAAAAGAAGATCGCGGCCAACATTGTTCCTGAGGTTATGGACGCGGAGGATATGCGCGACGTTACCGACGTTGCTTATTCCTACGCTAAGGACCTTAACAACACGCTCGGTAAGAAGTTGGACGCTATTCGCTCGGTGGGCGCTTCGGTGCGCCAGGCGTACGCGAACGCTGGCCGTGGCGAGTGGTGAGGCGTACTGCCGTCGTGTCCTAAAGGACCGCTCTGGGGGCTTCTGCGAGCGATGCACACGCTGGGGACACCTAACCCTGCATCACCGCAAGAAACGCTCTCAGGGCGGTCTCTGGACGCCTGATAACTGCGTGCTCCTGTGCGGCCACGGTACGACCGGCTGTCACGGATGGATTGAGCATCACCCGGACCGCGCTGAGGCGCAGGGCTGGCATGTGCGTCCTTGGCAGGAACCGTCTGAGGTCCCGGTGCTGTGGCGCGGAAACGAATGGTCACTTTTAACCCCCGAAGGAACAATCAATGAGTATCACGTTGGATGATGCGCGCGCTGATCTGTCGGACAAGATCGAAGAGGGCACCGACTGCCCTTGCTGCGGTCAGTTCGCCAAGGTCTACCGGGTTAAGTTCCCGGCTACTGCGGTCAAGCTGATGATCGAAATGCTTAAGCAGCACCGCCAGGGCGTGCAGTGGGTCCACGCTCCTACCGCTGGTCCTCCCGGAGGTAACCCGGTTAAGGCGCGGCACTGGGGGCTGATTGAGCCTATGCCGGATGCGGTGCGCGAGGACGGCTCTAAGCGCGTCGGCCTGTGGCGGCTTACGACGAACGGTTATGCGTTCGTGCGCGGCATGTTGAACGTGCCTAAGTACGCCAACCTGTTCAACAACGAGTGCCTGGGGCTGGACGCGAGCGAGGGCTACGTGTCTGCCGAAGAGGCGCTTGGTCACAACTTCAACTACCGGGAGCTAATGGCGGGTGTCTGACTTCGGCAGGATTGACCGGAAGTTCTGGGATCATCCCAAAGCTAAGCAAGCCGGTAACGCTGCTCTAGGTCTGTGGGCTAAGGCGAACTCCTGGTGCCGGGATAACCGGTCCGGGGGGTTCGTCCCCCGCGAGGTCGTGCTAGAGCTTGGCACTCGGGACGAGGCAAACGCGCTCGTCACCGCGCGCCTCTGGAAGAGGGTCGATAAGGACGGCGCGTTTATCGGCGTGCAGTTCAACGATTACGACCATTGGAACGACGACGTTGAGCCAAACACCGTCGCGGGCGATTTAGTCCGCAGGGTCATTCCGGAATCCCAGCCGCTAAGCATCCGTAAGCAGTTGGTCAAAAAGACTGCGGAAATGCTGCGGGAGGGGATCGACGCGGAGATTTTGGAGCGCGCACTTAACCTCTGGCTCGCTAAGGAATTCGGGCCGGGCATTCTGCCCAACCTCGTTAGTGAGGCGCAGAAAGAGGCGCAGCGCGCGGCCACGCTCCGCAACACCATTACCAAGTGCCTTGAGACGGGGCAGGTCAGTCCGCTTAAGGCTTACGGCTACATCTTTACGCCTCCCGTACCTCCGGACGGTCTGGACGTGCAAGCGCGTCGGGCATGGATGGACGGCGCTAAGCGGGATTGGCTAAACGAACTGAGAGGACGGGTCGCAGCTTGAGCGAAGCTCAGCCACCGCAGGACGCTAACGCTGAACAGTGCGTAATCGGGTCCATTCTCATGTCGGCTAAGGCTCTTAACGAGCTTTCGACGATGATTACGGCTGAGGATTTCTACCGGCCTATCCACGGCGAGATTTTCGCTGCTGCGATGGGCCTGCTGGCTGCCGGTGAGCCGGTGGACGCGATGACGACCGCCAAAGAGCTTGAGTCGCGCGGCCAGCTTCGCAAGGTCGGCGGGGCACCGTACCTGCTGACCTGCCTTGAGGTCACACCTACGGCGACGAACGCTCGGGCGTACGCGCAAATGGTGCTGGACAAGGCGAAGCTCCGGCGCATGGCTGAGCTTGGTAACAGGCTTAAGCAACTGGCCTACTCGGAGACGAGTAACAGCGAGGACGTGGCGGCGCTCCTGGGCGAGGGTGAGAAGTTCTTTCGGCAGGAGCATGAGCCGGATGACTCCGCGCTCAGCATGGGCAAGATGATTGAGTCCTGGGAGCACTGGCAGTCCACGGCTGAGGGCTATATCAAGACTCCGTGGGATGCCGTCAATGAGCGGCTGAACGGCGGTCTACAGCGTGGGCGGCTCTACACCATTGGTGCTAGGCCGGGCGTCGGTAAAAGTGTCGCAGCGTTGCAGATAGCGGCCAATTCGGCGTTCTGGGGCTTCCCTGCGGCGTTCTTTACGTTGGAAATGTCGTCGGATGAGGTCACGTCGCGTCTGGTGTCGTCCGGATCAAGCGTGGATTTCGGGAAGATCATGCGTAAGAAGATCGACCTTGAGGACCGCGCGAAGATCGACAACTACCTAAAGCTGAACGACACCATGCCGCTACAGGTGGTTGACCGGGCGACGATCACCACGGAGCAGATCGTGGCGCATTGCCGGGCGGTCGGGAATCTGGACACGGTTGTTGTGGATTACCTGCAACTGATTAAGGCCAGTGATCCGAAGCTGTCGCGTGAGCAGCAAGTGGCGCACATGTCGCGGTCGCTAAAGATCGCGGCGCGTGAGCTTAACGTCGCAATGGTCGTGTGTTCGCAGCTAAACCGCGGTCCCCTTAAGGACGGTAAGACGCGCGCTCCGAATATCGGGGACCTACGCGAGTCGGGCGCGGTCGAACAGGACTCGGACGTGGTTCTGCTTTTGCACCATGACGAGGACGACCCCGGAATCATTCAAATGATTATCGGCAAGAACCGTAACGGGAGGATGGGCGATCTTGCGCTCAACTTTGAGGGCCACTATCAGCGGATCACATGAGTAAAGAGATTGAGGCGCTTATGTCGCCTAAGCCTCTGCATTGGACCGAAGAGGCGCTTTGTCATGATGACCGGCGCTTTACCGGGCGCTATGAGGACATGGGTCCGCAGGACTGGACTGAAATGGCCGCTAAGTGTTTCGACTGCCCGGTGATAAAGCAGTGCGCGGACTGGGCTTACCGCGAGCAAGTAACCGATGTGTTCGCAGCGGGGTATTGGAGGAACCTAAATGAGCAGGGGAAAAGCGCCGGAGACGGCGGCGACTGAATCACAGGCTAAAGCGTGGCGCTTGCAGAAGTTCACTCCGGTCACTGGAAAGAACCGGCTGCTCCTGTCATATGAGGGCGGCGACGAGCTTCTGACTGAGAAGGGTGTCAACGCGGCGCTAACCAGGCTTAGCGAACAGCTAAGGGGCGTGAAGTGACCGCTTACTTCAATGTGCTGCGGGCGGCTGCTGGTGAGAACCCTTGGGGTCACGGCTGCGCGGGCTGCGGCCAATCCACGTACGGCCAGCGGCACGGCGCTTGCGAGCGCTGCGAGGGCGGCTACGACGACGAAGAGGACTACCCGCGTGACTGAGCCGGATGACGACTACGAGAACCCGGTAGGGGAAGTGCTGGACGAGGACACGGTTAGGGACCTGGCCTCCGCTCACTTCACCTACTCCATTGCCGGTTTGTTGGGAATCAAGTTAGGGAGTCCGTGGTGGCCGTTTACCTGAGGGCTTACACGCCTGAGCTTGGCACTATTCGCAACGTCGCTGAGAAGTTCCAGTTTCCCGGTGGTGAGGTAGACCTTAAGCACGTTCACCCGTTCTACAGCGGCATGGACGTTACGTGGGTCGCGGACGTACGCGGTGCGGCGCTTGACGACCTCATGGCGGCGCTTCTGCTGGCTGACCACGCCTTTGAGCGTGACGACAAGTTCGTGCTAATGCTGCCTTACCTCCCGGCCGCTCGGGCCGATAAGGGGTCCCCACTAGGCGCTCGCGCTTATGCCGACATGCTCAACTATCGGCGGGGGACGTTCGGTAAGCAGGTCATCACCATTGACCCGCATTCTGAGGCCGGGGCGGGGCATTACAACTCGCTTACGGTGCTTGATTCGCTGCCGCTGCTGGACCGGGCTTTGGAGAGCCAGGGGCATTGGCGTTACGACGGGATCATTTCGCCAGATAAGGGCGCGATTGATCGGGCAAGCAGGGTCGCGCAGCATTACGGGCTGGACCTGTACGTGGGCGATAAGAAGCGGGATCAAGCCACCGGCAAGATTCTTAGCTACGACCTAAGTATTCCTAAGCTCGGCAAGTATCTCGTCGTTGACGATATTTGCGACGGCGGGTGGACCTTCACGGAGCTTGCGCGCGCGAGCGGCGTTTATCAGCCGCAGTTGGATTTGTGGGTGACGCACGGAATCTTTTCCGGTAACGCGCATCACCTTAAGCGGTATTACCGGCGCATTCTCACGACCGACTCGCACCCCGGCCATAACCGGGTGGGTGTCGCTACGACGATTGTGCCGACTTTCACTTACATGCATGAGGCAATGGTTAAGGGGCTTTAGTGAGCACGAAATTCGCGCCGGTTGCGGCGCTGTTCCAGACGGACGCATACAAGCTGGGGCACATTCAGCAGTACGCGCTTAGCGGGAACGTGACTAACGTCTATTCCAACTGGACTAACCGGAAGTCGCGCCTGCCGGGCGTCGATAAGGTCGTTCACTTCGGGTTGCAGGCTTATATCGCTAAGCACCTGATGGAAGCGTTTGAGCCGTTCTTTGACGCTGATGAGGACACGGTTGCCGCGCTGTACGAGGAACGCGTTACGCAGATTCTCGGGCCTAACACGATTGGCTCTGGTCATATCCGCAAGCTGCACCAGAAGGGCTACCTTCCGCTGCGGTTCTGCGCGGTGCCGGAGGGGACGATGGTTCCTATCGGCGTGCCCAGCTTCACCGTGGAGAACACGGACCCGGAGTTCTACTGGCTGACCAACTATGTGGAGACGGGCATTAGCGCGGGTGTGTGGCAGGCCAGCACTAGCGCGACCATCGCTAAGGAATACCGGCGCGTGATGATGGACGCGGCGCGGCTTACCGGTGCGGACACGGTTGGCGTTGACTGGCAGATTCACGACTTCTCTTACCGGGGCATGTCCTCGCATGAGAGTGCGGCTGTGTCGGGCGCGGCTCACCTGTTGAGCTTCACCGGGACGGACTCGCTGGTGGCGCTTGATTGGATCGACCGCTACTACGGCGGCGAGTACATCGCCGGTTCGGTCCCCGCCACGGAGCATTCGGTGATGTGTACCGGCATTGAGACGGTGGGCGAGCTTGAGACGTTCCAGCGGCTCTTGGCGCTGTACCCGGAGGGGATCGTTAGCGTCGTTAGCGACACCTTCGACCTGTGGCGGGTGCTGTGGGAGTACCTGCCTGCGTTGCAGAAGCAGATTCTCGCGCGCAACGGCAAGCTGGTGATCCGGCCCGACTCGGGCGATCCGGAAAAGATCATCTGCGGTGATCCTGACGCGCCAGTTGGCTCTAAAGAGTGGTACGGCGTGCTGGGCGCTCTCTACGAGCACTTCGGCGGCAAGCAGAACGCGGCGGGCTTCATTGAGATTGATTCGCACGTAGGCGTCATTTACGGCGACTCCATCACTCTTGAGCGCGCTAAGAGCATCACTGACCGGATGGCGAAGCTCGGCTATGCCTCTTCCAATGTGGTGTTCGGCGTGGGCAGCTTCACCTACCAGCACAACACGCGCGACACGTTCGGGTCCGCGATGAAAGCGACGTGGGTCAAGGTCGGCGGTAACACGTACGACCTGCTTAAGGACCCGGTTACGGACGACGGCACTAAGAAGTCTGCGACCGGGCGTCTGGCGGTGCTGCGCGATCTGCACGGCGAGCTTGTCTTGCTGCAAAAGGCCGACTGGATGGACGAATACTCGTCGGAGCTTCGTCCGGTTTGGGAGAACGGAAAGTTCCTCACCCACCAGTCATTCGCCAACGTCAGAGGCGTGCTCGGGCTGTACTCGTAAATTCCAGTGTCCGACTTTCCGGACAGATTCGCGTCTGTCCGGACTGTCGGTGCTTGACTAATTGCAGACGAGAAAGGGGGTCAGAATGGCTCTGACTCTTACCGCGATGCGGGGATACCCCGGCTCGGGTAAAAGCACCAAGGCGCGGGAGATTGCGGACGCTACCGGCGCTGTCGTGGTGTGCAGGGACGACCTGCGGAAGATGCTGCACGGCGTGTACTTCAACACCGGGGATAACCACCCTAAGACGCCTAAGGAATTTGAGGATCAGGTAACCATCGCGGAGCGTGCGGCGGTTCAGGCTTACCTCAAAGAAGGCGTGTCGGTTGTCGTGGACGCTACGCATTTGGAGCCGTCTTACCTCCGTAAGTGGGCGAAGATGAGCGCGCAGTACGGCGCTGAGTTTGTCCGGGTCGATGTGCCTACTCCGGCATGGGAGTGCATTCGGCGGGACGCGGAGTACCGCTCGGGGACGCCTAAGTATGTCGGGCCGGAAGTGATTACCCGCATGGCTAAGCGTCACCCGATTAAGAACTGGCCGAATATCCAAGCGCCTCCGACGTTCAACCCTGAGCCGGTTGAATGGCAAATGGGCCTGCCTGCGGCAATCATTGTCGATATCGACGGGACGCTGGCTCACATGGCGGGCCGGAGTCCTTACGACTACACACAGGTCCACACCGACACGGTTGACGAGCAAGTTCGGTGGCTAGTGAACACGATTCACCAGCAGTCGAGTTTCTTTAACGAACCGAGTCCAAAGGTGCTGATTGTGTCCGGTCGGGACGACACCTGCCGGGAGGCTACGGAGAAGTGGCTGGCTGAGCACGGCATCCGCTACGACGCCTTACATATGCGGCCTACTGGCTCTGTGGACAACCACGGAAACAAGCTGCCGGATTACATGGTCAAGTCGGCCCTGTTCGATAAGCACATTCGCGGCAAGTACAACGTCCGTTTTGTGCTGGACGACCGTAATCAGGTCGTGGACCTGTGGCGCTCGCTCGGGCTTAAGTGCCTGCAAGTTCAACCGGGAGATTTCTAATGCCGACGATAAGCATTACCCCCAACGGGGTGCAGTTCCCGATTCCGGATTGTGACGCTGAGGTCTTTTATGACCCTAAGACGCGCACTCTCCTGATTGAGGGGCTGACAGACGAGGACCGCATTACCACGCGTTCCGACAGTAGGGACGGCTCACAGGCGGTCTTTATCCGGATCGCGTAAGTGGAGCACCGGCTAACAGTGCCTTTCAAACGGCCACCCATGACCGCTAATGATCAGCGGCGCGCACACTGGGCCGTAGTTGCTAAGGCCAAGAAAGAAGTCGGAGACGTAGTTGAGTGGCAGGCGCGGCGGGCGGGGATTAAGGACTTAGGTCCGTCCGTCGTGTCGGTCCTCTGGTACACGCCCACTAAGCGTGCCACCGACTCCGATTCGCTCGGGCCGTTCGTTAAGGGTGCTCTGGACGGCTTAGTAAGGGCCGGGGTCTGGCCCGACGACAACTCGCGTTACGTCAAACAGACCTGCATGGCAGTTAGTGACGGGGATACGAAAAACCCACGCATCGAGATAAGGATTAGAGAAGTTGGCGACACAGGAATTGAAGTGGTGGCATGAGGCTGAATGCCAGTACGTCGGGCTTGAGATTTTCTACAACGAGGGCAGGGGTAACGGAAAGAACGTCTTTTCCGACGCCCGCAAAATCTGCTCGGTGTGCCCGGTCGTTAAGGAATGCCTTGAGGACGCCATGCGGGAGGAACGCGGGCTGAGCCGCGATAGGCGATTCGGTTTTCGTGGCGGCTTAACCGCTAACGGGCGATACAACCTCGCTAAAGAGCGCGGCGAAGCCTCGCTTCGGGACCTGCGGGACAACGACGACTTGATTGGGGAGGCGGCGTGACCGTACAGGCTCTACACCTGTCCGGTGTACGGACCCGGCAGATTCCGGAGATGGACATTCCGGCCCTCCCAGGAGCGCTCTGCAAGGGTCATGACGACCCGGACCTATGGCACCCCGGCCCAGGCGCGGGAGGCCGTAACAGGCGCGATCAGGCCATCGCAATCTGCAAGCAGTGCCCGGTACAGGCCGCGTGTCTGGAATACGCACTGGACTGGGACCGGGACCACACCTACCTAGACCGCGTGCAGGGCGTCTGGGGCGGTGTCGCTGAGCCTGACCGCAGGAAAATGCTTAAGGAGAATAAGGGTGCTGCTTAGCACAAAGATCAAGCTGGACTGCGGAGTTCTGGACTACTCCTACAACCCGGTGCGGGACAACCATTGCGTGAAGTTCCAAGCGGGCTGCACGCGCGGCATGTTCGTCAAGATCGTTCAGCTTCCCGGCGAGGCGATCAACCTTATCGCTAAGTACCGTGAGGACCCGACTGGCGGCGACGACGTTAAGGCGCTGATCAGTTGGCTCGCCAGCCAGGCCAAGTTGCCGCGCCAATATGGCGGCTGAGCCACGGTGCCGGTCTGGTAAGCGGTGCGTTAGCCGTACGGGGGATGGACCGGCGCTGGTCGCGCTCCGTCCCCTGTGCGACGGCTGCGTTAAGGACATTCAGAAGTGCCTTGACGAACTGCCCGGCTACATAGGGATGCTTGAGCTTTACAAGGGCTACACGCCCGGCTCGGTCGGGCAGTCCAAGGTTAGCAACGGCTCTACGGAGCCTAGAGCGCCGCTGAACATGACGGTCATTGATCTGATCGGCCAGGCGTACGCGGTGATCCGTCGCGTGGACGGCTATCTGGTGCGGGACCTAATCACGCTTAGCGGCGGCTTAGAGATCGCGTTGGATATCCGCGATGTGCATTCCAAGGCTGACGGGATTATCGGCCTGCAAAGGGTGTGGGAGCGGCGGCGTGTCCCTTGCCCGGATTGCAACCTAGCCACTCTCGGGGGATGGCTGGGGGAGGACCGCATTTACTGCACTAACAGTGAGTGCATGTCCGTTTTTACTAAAGCGCAGTACGAAGAGTATTGCTTAGCGAAATCGAAAGAGAGAAAGCGTGGCTAACGCAGCGATTCAGATTCAGGGCAACCTCACCGCTGATCCGGAACTGAGGTTCTTGGACTCTGGCGTGGCGGTCGCTCAGTTCTCGGTGGCGTCTACTCCCCGCAAGTTCAACAAGCAGACGAACGAGTGGGAGGACGGCGAAACCGTGTTCCTCCGTACGTCGGTGTGGCGCGAGCTTGCAGAGGGCGCGGCTGAGAACCTGCGTAAGGGTGACAACGTTGTCGTGATCGGCAACCTTAAGCAGCGCGCCTACGAGAAGGACGGCCAGACTCGGACCGTCTTTGAGATTGACGGCGAGTTCGTCGGCAAGAGCGTGCGTGCGCGTAAGAGTGGTGGCGGCTCTAAGGCTGCCGCTAACGACGGTCCCGGCTGGTAACAGCCACCGTCCACGAAACTCTTATGTCTCACGAAAAGACTTCCGAAGTAGTTCGGAAAATCCATAAGGCTGCGCGCGTCCGGGGGATGGACCTAACCATCCTCCGGCGCGGCGGCAATCACACCATTTACGACTTAGACGGTCACATGGTCACTATCCCTAACGGCTCTAAGGTCACGCGGGTTGAGGCCACTTACCGGCAATTGCAGCCGAAACTAGGAAAGGGCTGGTGGCGGCAATGACTGTTTATCGCAATCGCCAGGGGAGCGGGTTGTTCATCGTCTTTAAGTACGTAGACGGTGAGCTTGATACCGGCAGCTATACCGGCAGCTATGCGCGTAAGCCACCGGCCCGCACATACAACATGCCCGGCCAAGCTAAGGCGCAGTGGAACCGGTTCATTAAGGACGGTTACGACGCGCGCGCGGCTGAAATCGGCTTTGACGAGAGCGGCCAGCCATTCATCCGCTTCATTGACGAAGAGTGGACGCCCACCGTCGAGCTTTGCAAGTACAGCAAGTACGGCAAGACCTGCAAGTTAAAGAAAGATCACGAAGGGATTCACCAGTGAGCTTCGACGCGCCGGAGAACGTTAACTACGCGGCGACCATCGTTAAGCTGCCTGAGCCTCAGGCGGTGCCGGGGCTGGACAACCTCGTCGGTATCCCGATGTTCGGTTACCAGGCGCTAACGCAGAAGGACTCCGCTAAGGCGGGGGACCTCCGGGTGCTGTTCGTCGCGGAGACGCAGCTTGACCATGAGTACGCGAGCGCGAACAACCTGTACCGGGAGGCGACCCTTAACGCGGACTCCACGCAGACCGGCTACCTAGAGCAGAACGCTCGGGTTAAGGCGATCCGGCTCCGTAAGAACCAGTCGGACTGTCTGCTGATGCCGCTTGAGTCGCTGGCCTACACCGGCTACGACGTGAGCACGCTCAAGGTCGGGGACACGTTCGACAAGCTGAACGGCCACGTTGTTTGCCGGAAATACGTTCCCGCTGGTCAGCGCACCGCCGGCTCGGTTGCTGGGGCGCCCAAGATTCGCCAGCGGGTTGACCAGAAGTTGTTCCCGATGCATCTGGACACGGAGCACCTGTTCCGGAACCTCCAATGGTTCCGTAAGCCCCGCCACGTCGTCATCACGCAGAAGTTGCATGGGACTAGCTGGCGCGGCGGGAACGTGCCTGTGCGGCGCGATAAGGGCCGTTTGGAGCGCCTTGTGAACCGGTTGGGGATCAAGACTCCGGACACGGAGTACGAGCATGTGTTCGGCTCGCGCCGGGTGGTCAAGGGCAAGAGCACCGACAACCACTACTACGAGTCCGATCTGTGGACCGACTACGGGCAGAAGCTCTTGGGGCTTATCCCTAAGAACTTCATGGTCTACGGCGAGCTTATTGGGTGGGTGGACGACCAGTCCCCGATTCAGAAGGGCTACACGTACAACCTGCTGCCGGGCACCGCTGAGCTTTACGTGTACCGGGTGGCGACGGTTAACGAGGACGGCGTTATCGCTGACCTGTCCTGGGAGGGCGTTAAGGACTTCTGCCGGTCGCTTGGGCTTAAGTGGACGCCTGAGCTTTGGGCGGGGATCGAATGCGTGCCGCAGTCGGTAGACGATGAGAGCTTCGTTTCCGGCTACCAGTTGGACTACTTGGACGTGCGGTTTACCGAGAGTCCGGGTGCTGAGCATTTCAACGAGGCTCCGGTGCCGCTTAGCAACGCTAAGACGGTGGATGAGGGCATTTGCGTGCGGATTGAGGGTCAGATTCCGCGCGTGTTCAAAGCCAAGTCTCCCAAGTTCTTGGAACACGAGACTAAGGCGCTTGACAACAATGAGGTCGATTTGGAGGCCGCTGCTTAATGACTACTGACTACAAAGAGGAACTTCGGGCGTACCGGCTGCGTGAGCTTAAGGCTAAGGCTGAGCTTGCGGAGTTGCACGTTTCTCAGGCCGCGCGCCAGGAGGCCCATTTCCTAGCGACCGATGACATGGTGCGTAAGCACTACTTCATTGGTGGCGTGGACTCTAAGAACGTTGCGGACTGCGCGCAGCATCTTGAGTTCTGGCACCGGATTGACCCGACGTGCGACATGACCATTGAGATTCACTCGGGCGGCGGCTCGGCGCTGGCGGGGATCAACCTGTTTGAGCACCTGACCCGCTACAGCTTGCAGGGCGGCGGGACGCACAAGCTGACCATGCATGTGTGCGGCCTGGCTGCCTCTATGGCGACGGTGCTGGTGCAGGCTGCCGACGAGCGCGTCATTGGGCCGGAGTCGTGGTTCATGGTGCATGAACTGTCGGGCCAGACGGCGGGCAAGATCGGTGAGCTTGAGGACACGATGAGCTTCTACCGGCGTCTTAACGACCGTATTGGCGAAATCTATGTGGCCCGGTCGGGCGGCAAGTTGTCCCCGGAGGGCTTTAAGGCTCTGTGGACGCGGCAGGACGTGTGGCTGACGCCTGTCCAGGCGCTTGACTTCGGCATGGTGGATCGGATTGGAGGCGTTTAATGAGCTTTAAGGCTCCTACCCTGAGGGATCAGGGCGCATACGGCGTGCAGCCGCATGAGGTCGCGTTCGCGCCTCAGGCTCCGGTGTCGCAGCCGGTGTCCAAGATCAAGGCGATTAAGGCGGCGCGCGATGCCGTCGAGCAGGGCGGGTTTGGCAACCGGCTGGGCCTTAAGGACGCTAAGGACGCGGTTGAGGCCGTGTTCCAGTCCATTGAGGACCAGGGGTTCAAGCTCGTTGACTCGCCGGTCGGTGAGGATGAGGTTGTCCTGAGTGACGCGGAGACCAAGGCGGCGCGTAAGGCGCTGACACAGGTCCACGCTAACGCGGACGTGAAGCTGGCGGCGGTGCTGGCGGCGATCAACAACATTCGCAACAACGATCCGGTCGGGACGCTGCGTAAGAACAGCAAGGGCCAGTACGCGTTCTCTTACGAGCCGGGTAAGTGGCTGCTGATCGACGTGGACAAGCCCGCTTACCGGGCTGAGGAATCCCCGGCGCAGAACGCGGCCATTCAGGGTTCCTGGGCGCTGGTCGCTAAGGGCTAATGGCTAACAACTTCGCATGGTGGTGCGTGGGCGTGTTCTCGGGGATCGCGCTCACGCACTACCTCGTTATGACCGGTCAGATTGAGATTGAGAGGGAGCAGTGAGGTACACGCTGCTGGCCGGGTCGCGCGACGGCCTGGCACTGGTGATGCATGAGGACGGCGAAACTTACCGCTACAACCTGAACGGGCAGGTCATCGCCTACCAGCTTGCGGACCACGCGGGGGCGTTCTATCCGGGCACGTCGGAAACGTGGCATTACGTCGGCAAGACGTTTGACTCCGTGCAGCAGATGCAGGTTTGGTGGCGCTACGAGCGGACGGGTGTCTAAGTGGCCGTGGCCGTCAGATACTAAGGACGACCGGTACAGGAGAATCATTGACCATTACCGGTCGGCTCTGGCGGATATCGACTTGGAAGCGTGCTTGGTGGTCGATAAGAAAATGGCTGAGTATGGTCAGCCGTGGGTTTCGGACAATTCGGTTGTAGACGTTAACGAAATGCTTAGCGCTAAGCAGTTGGCTGAGCGATTCGGGCTGTCTGAATGGAATGTCCGCGACTGGGCACGCCGTCATCCTGACAAAATCCGTAAGCACAAGGCTGCAAATGGTCGGACGCTTTTCCGGGTGGGTGACGTTCTCACGTACAGCGCAACTAAGGGGACCTAAAGTGGAGATAGCGGGTTTTGTTGCCCTGGCGCTCGTCGGGGCGTTTCTCGGCCTGGTGCTCTTTGGCTTGTTCAGCTACGCGGTGGTTATGACCATCGTCAGGGTCATTGAGTGGATTGCGGGCTACTAAAGGGAACTTGTGAGCGTGCTTTAATTAAAGAGGGGAAAAGTGTATCTAAATGTGGGCTGAGTCTCCGCTTGTGCCCGGCATTCAGGTTTCCGATCAAGGCATTGTCAAGGGTCCCCGCAAAGAGCTTTCACAGTGGCCGGATGAGCGGGGCTGTATGCGCGTCAAAGCGGGCGGTAGGCCGTATGCGGTACATCTGCTGGTGTTGACGGCGTTCGTCGGTCCACGGCCCGATGGGGCGTCTCCACGGTGGCTTAACGGTGACCCTACGGACAACCGGCTGGTGAATCTCACCTGGCAGCTTCCGGATGAGCCGGAAGTGCTGACGCGGATCAATCGCTGCCGGAACGGTCACGTCTACTCACGCGAGAACACGAAGGTTTGGGGATCAGGTCACCGGATTTGTTTGGACTGCGAACGCGGCCATCCCCCGGTGACACAGCTTCCGGAAGTTCTATAGCGCGCACGCCCAGGCGAGGGCGGTTCTGGCTGCGCTAGCGGACGGTCATATAGCGGGCCGTCCGTTCTTTCGCGTTAGGAGGTCAGATGCCAAAGCTAAGGCCGTCCGATATCGCGTGGCTAAGCATGGTTGCGGGCATTCTCGCTTACGAGTGGCGCGCGCCTGCGGGGGAGCTACTTAGCGAGGGTTGGGATCGGTACTTGCAGAGTCATCCTGTCGCGGCTCGGGTGTTCCCGTTGCTGCTGATTCTGCATGTCATTAACGCGCTGCCGCAGAGGGTTGACCCATTTCATTGGGCTTTCTGCGCTATGCAGGCAGCGGGGAGAAAAGCAATTGACCACGAAGGATGCAATTAACCCGTCGCACTACAAAGACGGTTGGTCGAATGGCGCTGAGGTCATCGACATTACCGAGAATTTGAACTTTAACCGTGGCAATGCGGTCAAGTACATTGCCCGCGCTGGGGCTAAGGACCCGGATAAGACCGTTGAGGACCTTGAAAAGGCTCAGTGGTACTTGCAGCGCGAGCTTAAGCGCCTTAAGCGCGAGGCCGATAAGCCTAAGGGTCAGGTCGTCGATACGACGATTCTGATTAACGGCGGGCCGGTCGCGGGGCAGCTTATGAACGAGGACTACTACAGGTCGCTCGCAAAAATGCCGAGGGGGTTTGCGTGAGCGCTAAGGTTCTGGTCCTAGACATTGAGACGCAGCGAGCGATCGTTGAGACGTTTTCCCTGTTCAGGCCGTTTATCGGCATTGACCGGGTGATTAAGCCGACGCGCGTCCTTTGCTTCGCCGCTAAGTGGCGCGACCAGGACAAGGTGATCTTCAAGTCCGCGTGGGACGACGACGACGAGGACGCCTACCTCCGCATGATGCAGGCCGCCTGGGACCTGCTTAACGAGGCAGACATTGTGGTCACTTGGAATGGTGACCGGTTCGACGTGCAGTGGTTTGAGGCTGAGTTCCTGCGCCTGGGCCTGGGCCGTCCGCTCCCGTACAAGAGCGTTGACCTGATCAAGACGGTTAAGCGCTGGTTCAAGGGCGGGCTTATGTCCATGAAGCTGGACTGGTCATCGCGCATCGTCCTTAGGGACCGCAAGGTGCATCACGGCGGCGCTGATCTGTGGCATGACATTCGTTGGGGGACCCGCGCTGAGAAGCGGGCCGCGCAGAAGCTAATGCGTGAGTACAACGAGCATGACGTGGTTCTTACGGGTCGCCTGTTTGAGCATCACTTGCCGTACCTGACGAATTTGAACCTGGCTCTGTATGAGCAGAACGAGGACGGCGAATTGCACTGCACTAAGTGCAACAGCACGAACCTAAAGAAAGACGGAGTGAAGGCTTACGTCACTAGCGCGGGTGTCTATCAGATGTTCCGCTGCAAGGACTGTGACGCCACGTCTAAGGGCAAGAAGATTCGCTCCACTACGGAATTGAGGCCGGTGTGACCGTAGTTACCGACCCTGCCGATTTCAATTGGCCGGATGGTGACCATGCGGGTTGCAGGGTTATGTCGCTGACGCCTGGCGGGCCGTGGGAGTGCGTGGGAATGCACTGCGCTTACTGCGGTAAGCCATGCGGCGCTCAGGGGCATATGAAGTGCTTTGAGGAGAATAGACATGAAGCCGGTAGCGCAGCCGAATAAGCATCACCAAGTGATGCTGGCGAGCTTGCTTACCAACAAGCGGGGGACGCTTGCGAACAACGTCTCCGCTTTCAACATGGACTTGGCGGCTAAGCGGTGGATTAAGTGAGTAAGGCCGCTGCGAGTCGTCGCCAGGAGTTACGGCGGTCGAACGCAGCGGTCCCTCACCGCAACCGTTATCGGGAGCACAAGAGCGGAAAGGGTCAGCATGGGCAGGCCGTAGCAGAGGGGGTCGCTGATGCCTGGGAATCTTCGCAAGAAGAGTGGGGCTGGCAAGACTGAGCGTGATTACCTCCGGGCGCGTAGGCGCGTCCTAAGGCAGTCGCAAATCTGTGCCTATCCTCCCTGCCGTAAGGCAATCGACCTGAAACTCAAGCCGATCTGTCAGTTCGTGGACACGTCATTGTTCACGGTTGAGACGGCACACCTAATCCCGCTGACTTGTGGGGATGGCTGTCGGGAAGCTAAGCACGCACGCAAGGCTAACCCGTATGGCGCGTCCGCTAACCACAAAATCCCGGTGTCGCAGTTGCCTCCGGATTCCGACATGCTCGCTTCTGCTAAGAACCTTGAACCTATGCACCTTAAGTGCAATCAGGAACTTGGGGACGGCGACATTAAGCCTAGAAATAAGACTTCTAGAGATTGGTTCGCATAATGGGTGATGAATTCGATCCTGATACGGCTGGGGACGACGGCAATTTGTTGGTCGCTGAGCTTAGGATCATTCAATACATCGACGCTGACGGTAACCTAAACACCGTCGATTTCTCGCAAGGCGCTGGCGGCGTCGAGCTTGAGGAAAATGATTACGCGAAGCTGCTGGACTGGGCGCGGGCGTTTGTGCTTGCTCCTAAGGTGGCGGCGATTCTCGCCGGTAATGACTGAGGTTTATAAGTCGGACGTTGAGTGCCGGTGCCTTAGCTGTGACGACATGATCCGGCTAGGTGATGAAGTGCAGGAACTATCGGGAGAGCTATTCCATGCCGAGTGCATTTAAGCCTTACGACCGTTGGGGACCGTTGCCGACTGTTAATCAGGTAGAGGCGATCTATCAGGCGGTGGGCTACTCGTACGAGGCCGGTGACTTCCCGGATGACATGGACCCGTACACGGAGGCTTTCGTGGTGGGGGACGGCGGGCTGCTTAACGCGCTGTCGGCTCTTAAGCGGGCGCTGTGCCTGTTGGACGTTCAAGCTGCGGAGCGGCGGCGTGGGCAAGCCGGGTGACGTAAGCCCGGAGGTCGCGGCGGCGACGACCTTTAGCGTGCTCGGGTCGGCTGTTGAGTACGCGCGCAAGAACATGCCTGAGTTCGTCGCGGAGCTTGAGTCGCGGCACCTTAAGGCTGCTAAGCGGCTGGTAGAGATTGACCAGGCCACCTTAGCTCAGGGGTAGAGCAGCGCCTTCGTAACGCGCAGGTCAACGGTTCGATTCCGTTAGGTGGCTCTGTAAACAAACATTGGAGGTAAAGATGGACCCGGTACTAGTTGAGAAGGAACGGCGCGGCGCTGTGCAGGAGCTTCGGGACCGTAACGCTTGGCCTAAGGTGGTCGAGCCGGAGGTTGAACCAGAGGCAGAGGTTGAGAAGCCTAAGCGTGGTCGCCCGCCGAAGCAGGACGCACCGGAGCCTGAGCCTGAGTCTGAGGGCATTGAGGTCGCGGTCAGCGAATAAGCATTACCACCCATCGTCCGATACGGGCTGCTAGCCGCGCACGTTGGGTCTTTTACTGGGAGCCGTAGTCCCCCGTTGAAATTGCTAGCAGAAGCCCATACGCGTTAGGGCAACTACGCATCTGGTTGTAGCGCAGCTTGGTAGCGCGCCTGATTTGGATTCAGGGGGTCGGAGGTTCAAATCCTTCCAGCCAGACATGATTGAGCTTGATAAAGAGTCCACTTACCGTGACCGTTTAGGCCGTAAGTGGGAGTGGTCAGACCTTAACGGCTGGGTGATTAATCGCATGGCTACGTTTGGGGGGTTCTGGCCGGATGATGAGTACGCACCGTTCACGGTTATTGATCCGTGTCCGACGTGTGGGAGGTAAGGGCGCACGCTAGCCTCACGGTTAGTGGCCCTTCGGTTATGTCCCTACCGACTGAAAGGGATCGTTGCAGAACTTTCGTATAACTGTCGTCCTGCCGGGGGTTGCGTAACACTGACCTATACCCGGTCGCTGTATGGCTCCACGGTGTTAAGCAAACGGGCCTCTTGCGCTAGCTACCCCTGTTGGCGGGGTGCCTGCCTTCCAAGCAGGATCACGCGGGTTCGATTCCTGTCTAGTGCTCTTAGTCTCCCCCGTCTAAGCCTCTCAGTGTGAAGCTCAAATAGGCGGGGCGTTAAAGCTCGGTAGCTCAACTGGTAGAGCAGTGGTCTCCAAAGCCACCGGTTGCAGGTTCGACTCCTGTCCGGGTTGCGGTTCCGTAGGCAAACTGGCAAAGCCGTCTGACTTAGAATCAGGTGTTTGGGAGTTCGACTCTCCCCGGAACTACGCTAAGTAGCTTAATGGTAAAGCCCCCGGTTGTGGTCCGGGCGATCACGGTTCAACTCCGTGCTTAAGCCACCAACTTAGAGGGGGAATGTTAAATGACTTTCATGATTCTGGTTGTCGCTGCTGATGGGATGCTGCAACGGACGACCGTGTTGGACGGCTCCCCTACGCAGGAGCAGATTGATGATGTGGTGTTGGCGCTGCTGGACGAGTTCAACGGCGAGGCCGGTGCCCTTCTGATTAAGGCTTCCAGCGAGGAACAGATCACGGTCGGTGAGCAGACGGTCACGGTTACGACGGACCGTTGGGTTCCGGACGTTACGGACGTTTACGGATCGCTTAGCGCCCTTCTTGCCCGCTAGCACAATTTGGCAGTTGCGCCCGGCTCTGAACCGGGAGGTTCCAGGTTCGACTCCTGGGTGGGCAGCGCGTTAGTCGCGCGTCGTTAGCTCAGTTGGTAGAGCAGCCGACTCTTAATCGGCGGGTCGGGGGTTCAAGTCCCTCACGGCGCACATTACGTACTCACGTTGACTTACTTGGGGGTGGTCTGTGTGTCGGAGGTTCTTAGCCTTTACGGCACACGGAGTTCTAAGTTCTGGTCTGAGGCTCCGGCGAAGATGGACGTGCTTAATCTGCGCGCGATCTTCCCGTCGAGTTCCCGCGAGGGCATCCCTGATCTAGAGCGTTGCGATTGGGTCCCGGACGTGTTGGGCGCTTGGCATATGCCGCGCCAGCGTGAGGCTGCGGCTCGGGAGAACGGCGCGGTCCACTTCTTTCTGGACGACTACAGGTTTGAGACGGCGTTTAGCAGCCCTGAGAGGACCGTGGGGCGAGTTTTGGACGTGGGTGGTGCCCTAGAGCCGAACTTCTCCATTTACTACGACATGCCGCGTGTGGCCCAGGTGTGGAACACGTACCGGACGCGCTGGTGTGGTGCCTACTGGCAGAGCCAGGGCGTGAAGGTCATTCCTACCGTCTGCTGGGCACGCTCAGAGACTTTTGAGTTCGTCTTTGACGGGATACCGCAGGGCGGCGTTGTGGCGCTCTCAGCGCTCGGTATGGGGCAGAAGCCGGAGGACGTGACGATCTTCGTTGACGGCCTGCGCGAGCTTGTTGACCGGGTGCAGCCGTCCACGATTCTTTCGTACGGGAAGCTCCGGCATGTCCCGGACTCTCTGAGTCTGCCGACTGTCCGTGAGTATCCGACGTTCTGGGATATGCGCCGGAAGATGCTTAAGGCCGCTAATGGGTAGGGGGAGGTCGCCAGCCGGTACGGGTTACCGCTCGCGGCGTGATCCTGACTATGTGACGCTTTACCATCGCGCGCGCAGCGCTGAGGCGGCTGAGGCTATCGCTAAAGAGGGCTTTAAGGCTGGCTCGCGTGGTGACTGGGTGTTCCTTAGCACTAAGCTGGACTCGCATCACTCACCGTTTGGTGATCATGTGGTTGAGGTCCGCGTTAAGAAGTCGGACGTGTTCGCGGATAACGAGGACCAGGGCTACGCGGTGCGCGTTAAGCGCCAAGACCTAAAGGTTGAAAAGAATTACTTCCACGTCGGGAAGGTGCCGGATAAGTTTCCGAAGCGTCGGCCCAGGTGGGTTAAGAACGATAAGCAGATGCGGCCCAAGTAGGCCGCTCGTTCCCCTGTCATTTAACCGGCAGGATGCCTCGCTGTTAACGAGGTCGTGCAGGTTCGATCCCTGCTGGGGGAGCTTAAGTACCGCGCCGGGGGATCGAACCCCGGACCCGCTGATTAAAAGTCAGCTGCTCTACCAACTGAGCTAGCGCGGCGGTGCGAGTGTATCAGACGTAATCGTCGCCGCTCTGAAAGAACTTTCTGGCGTCGTCCAGGTCGGGCGCATGTAGCAGAACGATCACGTCGCACTTGGAGTCCACGTCGAATGTCCAAACGACCTGTTCGACCTCTAAGCCAACTCCGTGCTTGTAGATATGGTCGCCTACGCGGGGCGGGTAGTCCATTACCCGTTCGCCGGTAAGGTCGTCGGAATCGGTGTGTCCTTCGATACCGAAACGTACTCGGATTTTCACGCTTAGACCTCTTCCACTTTCCAGTTGCTAACGTGCTCCGGCAGGATCACGATTTCCATTTCGTCGCGGTTAGTGAAATGCGCGATAACTTGATCACGGTTAACGGTTCCGCTAACGATGCGCGGGCATGTGTCGTCGCCCTCGTTGTGGAAGCGCCTAGCGAACCAGCGTGCGCGGGCCTTGAACAGGGTCCACGACAGTCCGTCCTCGCCGCCCTCTTCCCGGTACCCACGGTAGACCGGGATATCCGTCTCGGGAAGCATGGCTAGTAGCTCTTGTTCCTCGTCGGACATGATGTGGTGACGGTCGGAGCGCTCGCAGGTCAGCAAGTCCTCCCACTCCCAGCGGTTCTCATAGATGTTCTCGCTGTCGGTCCAGATTTGACCCAGGAGCGACCAGTATTCCTCGTCGGTCATGTTGTGGGCGATGGATGCGAACGCGTCCAGCCGGTAGGGGCGTTCATGGAGGAATACGGCGGTGTTCCACTTACGGGCCTTAATGGCGTCCGCTAAGGCGCGGCGCTTGTACTCGTAGTGAGCGTTAAGCCGGGCGTGTTCCTTTTCGTGCATGAACATGGCGAACACCAGCGGGTGCTTGAGCATGGGTCCGAATAGGCCGGTGTCCACCATGTGTCGTTGCAGGTCGGGGTGCAGCGGTTCGACGGGAGCGTTCAGAAGCTCCATAATGCTTTCGATCTGCTGCTCTTTGGTTTCGTTGCTCATATCTGTACCGTACATGCGGTGTACGTGAGTGTCAACTACCGATCTGGACTCGCCCAGAAGTCACCCTTACCGGTGACCTTCCAGAACCACGCCTTAACCTTAAAGTAAACACCGACCGGCCAAAGGATAATCGCTAAGCCCTTCCAGCCCGGTTCCTCGTAAGGCTTATCGCTATTAGGCTTGTACTTAGTCATGCTCATTCCACCTTTCTCCTGCGTATGTCGGATCGAACCATGAGGGTGCGATATCGGTATCGGGGTAGCGTTGGCGTATCTCGTCCATGCGTGGCTGTACGCGTTCGACGTACTGCGCGTAGTGGTGCTCGCATCGCGGGTACGTCAGGCCGGAGCCTGAGAGGGCGTAATACTCGCTCACGTCCCCCTGACACGCTCCGGTGTGGGAATCCAAGCAGTCCACGGTACTACCTCCTTTTGTCACTGTGACGTTAAGACGCCTGCATGAGGCCAAGTTGCTTGAGAATCATGGGGACGAACTGCCCCGCCTGGCGGTCGTGCGTGATGCACGGAATGTAAATGCTGTACGGGGGAAAGTCGTCCATGTCCGCAGCGTTGTTCACGCAGGAGCCGTAGCCGCCGCGCGGATGGATACCGCACGCCCGGCGCACGTCCGCTTCGTGCGTGTGCATTGCGTTGAAGATGTGCGCCCGCAGGAATGAGGCGTGCGTCAGTGCGTACATGAAGGTTGACACGTCGAACGCTTGCCCGGCGCTCTTGAGCTTGATAGCGGTCCGCGCGTAATACTTAACGTCGCCGTATCCGCTAACGTTCATGTCCACCCAGATTTCAGCCTGCATACCCTGAGTTTCGATTGCCTCAACTAGAGCCATCATTGCTAAGCCGTTTTCCTTAATGGCCTTAGCGCTGATCATGCAGTTGTAGGTGATGTTCATGATGAGGGCAACGATCTTGTTCTGACCGGGTTCCTCAATCATTTCGCTAGCCACCATGCACTCCGGCTCGCCGCTGACGTACCGGCCCATGTCCACGTAGCCACCGGCAACGTCGTACATGTCCTGGTACACGTCGCGGTGAAGCTCACCGGCCACCTGGGCTACCTTGTGGTGTGCAATCTTGATTGCCTGTACGCCGTCGCGGGGGAGTCCCTTACGGGCGAGGTCGTCGGCCTCTTTCATGTTCTCCACGCCGTAGAAGCTCGGCCCGTTCTCGGCCATGTGTGCGGAGCGGTGATCCTTCTTGAGGTTGTGGTCGATGAGGTCAGTGAAGCTGTCGAACAGCACCACGGAGCGCTTCGTGCCGTCGTCCTCGTTGGTCCGGTAAGTACGCATGATTAAGCCACCTTTGCTTTAGCAGGAATTGCTTGGAAGTTTGTTTGAGGGAGTCAGACCGGGGACCCGTTAAAGGTCCCCGGCCCGCTCTACCATTTCGATCACCTTGGCGGGCACGGAGAGGGTGTCTCCGTTCCCGTCTGCGCCGCCAGTCACCACAACCACACCGCGCAGGTGATCGACGCCCCTCGCGTCAGCGTTGAGGCTCCACCACAGAGCCGTCGCCTTGACGTTGACGGGCTGATTGCGAAGTTTACCCTCTTCGTTGCAGAAAAAGGTCACGTCAGCCATGTACTGCTCCGGGTCGCGTGTCCACCCGTAGACACCTTCGATGTAGCCACCCACGTAGCCCTGTAGTGCGCGGAGTTCTCCGTCGCGGGCAATGTCCGTGAGTTCCATCGTGTCGTCGGGGCTGATGACCAGTGCTCGGAGGTCTGTCTGCTTGCTCATGCCGACTACGTTACACGGCGTGACCGATAGGTGTCAACCCTCAGTCAGAAAATTCTTCTGACACCGAAAAGCGCGGGGTCTTGCCGACTAACACGTTCTGCAATGTTCCACGCGGGAAGCCGGTTGCGTTACCAAGCTCGTTATAAGAGTAACCGTTTTCCTTAGCGTCTCTTACGCATTGGTAAAGCGCGAGTATGTCACGCGTGATTTGTTCCGCGCGCTCGCGTATGTCCGACAATGTGGCGTCAGTAGTCACGCTCGGAGAGTACACGTTCACCGTCGCTTACCTGCCTTAGTCGTGAGTCGATGTGATCTATTCGCTTCTGGCGGGCAGTGATTTCCTGCACTAGCCGGATGCGTTCAGTGGTTAGTTTCTGCCGCTCCTGGGCGAGCATGAGTGCTGCGGCGCTGTCGGGGATGTTGTTAAGGACGTTAGCCATTCGTAAGGACTCCTAGTAGTGACTTAGCGGGCCGTCCACACTCGGACGACCCGCTCGGCCCTCCCACGTACAGGGTAGGGCACATCACGCCTGCTCAGGCGTTTCCTCCCACGACTCCGCGATGGCCTGGGCCAGGTGCCGGAAGTACGGCAACGGGTCCTGGTTGAGAAAATCCAGCCTGACCAGCGTGTTCTTGATTACTAGCTGCTCCGCAGCAGACACCGACTTGGCCGCGAGCACGACCACAGGCATGGGCACCATGTGCGTCGTCCAGAACTTGCCGGGCGTGTCGCAGGAGAACAGGTGGTCCTCCGGCTCTATGCCCTTCTCGTCTAGGTAGGTGTCCAGCCAGTTTGCGAACGCGGCCATGATCACGCTCCCTTCGGGTAGGCGATACCGAACAGGGGCGCGTGCTTGGGGTTCCCGCACTGGCAGGTACCCACGGTGGGTAGTCCTCCGGTGACGAGTGCGAGCACAGCGGTCACAAAGATTTCGTGCGCCTGGCGCTGCCAGTCCAACATGTCATGCTCCCTTCATTGCGGCATTGGCGAGTGACTTGAGTCCGACCTTGGATTTCGTGGGCGCGAGGCGCACTTTGGGCTGCGGGTGCGGCTCATTCGGGAATGAGTAGCTGATAGTGCCGTCCTCGGCCTGGTGCATCAATGTCAATCCCGTTGGGGAAACCCAGATGATCTTTCCTGCTGTCATGGCAATAACGTACATGCCGTGACCGACAGTGTCAACAGGCAGATTTCACGCGGTGACTGCTGCTCGGAATCTAACCGCAATTTCTCAATAGCGCAATGTCGGGGGCGCGCGCGGGGGTCGGGCGTCGTGCCTGGTCAGGGGCTTAGGCGCGGTCGGGAACCGAGCAGCACCCACGGCAGGCGGGCCGGATCGGGCTAAGGGGTAGGCTGACCTCGCTTAAGGCGCTAAGGGGCGGCTGGCCTGGGCCGGAACCGAGCAGCACACACCAAACGGGACGGAGTTAGCTAATGGGCAGAGGTCGCGGCGGCGGGGGACGCGGCGGGGGAGCATCCCCTAATCCCCTAACGGACCCTAATCTTACGGCTGACCTTGTTAACGATAGGGCAGCGGTGGACGCACAAGCGGACACGCCTAGCGCGGATAAGGCAGCGGAGAACTTAGGTTTGCAGGACGACGCTAAGGACGACTTTGTTAACGGCGCTGACGCAACCGGTAAGGACCTAAACAACAAAACTCCGGAGCAAGCATTAAGCGCACACACCGCGCGCGTTAAAGCGTACGAACGCAAATATGGACGCTATGCGGCAAGGGCATACGCAAGCGGAGGTTATTGGTCGCTTATTCGCGCGATAAAGACTGCAATGGCTGTAAGCGCTACGGCTACTAGTGCCCCGGCAGCGCCAGCGCTGGCAGCGGTAAACGCGAGTCTGATAGCTGCTTACTGGTTGGGTAAGACCAACTAGCGCCCAGGAGCGCGGACACGATACGAGCAGCATGGTAGTGCCAACCGGTTACGCGGAGCGGAGCGCGCTAAGCACGCGTTAGGAGCCTTAGCGCCAGGAGCGCGCCAGCGTGCCGGAGCTGCTTGGTTTCTCACCTGGGAAGCGCCCAGGAGCGCGGCTAGCGCGGCCCAGGAGCACAGCGCCCAGGAGCCACGCGCGTAAGCACGCGTTAGGAGCGCCCAGGAGCGCCGTAGGGACACGCAAGCGGACACCGCACACAACGGAGCGCCCAGGAGCGCCAGCGCGGCCCAGCGGCCCAGGAGCGCGGCAGCGGCCCAGAAACGGCGCTGAGCGCAACGCTAAGCCACTAACGGCGCTTAGCCGGATAGACGGTACCCAAGCGCCCAGGAGCGCACACAGGAGCGCGGCCCAGGAGCACACGCAAAAGGACCCGGCTAGCGCGGTGCTAACCGGGTCCTATGCGCCGTAGCGCGGTGCTCATTCGCTGAGCAGACCTAGCCGCTTGAGAACCTTACGCGTACACGCTTCGGGGTCCCGGTTGTCAGTCAGCGAGTCAATGTAAATCGCACCTTCGGGAAATTCTTCCATGTGAGTAGCGCCAGTAATGGCAGCGCCGTAGGAGCTAGGGCAACCAATCGCCTTAACCCAGCGCGCGGGCAAGTGATGCATGGTGTGGAACATGATTGACCGGAGGTAAGAATCGTGGGTCAGCGCGTACATAAACGCGGACACGTCGAATAGTCCTCCGGCAGTCTTAAGCCTTACAGCGGTGCGGCAAGTGACACCGCTAGCGCGCGTTTGGTCGTCAGTCCAGACTTCTACCTGAGCGCCGGTTGTAACGATTGCTTGGACAAGCGCCACAATTGCCATGCCACGGCGCTTAATCGAATCGGCCGAAATGTACGCGTTATGCGACACGCTGACCACAAGCGTAATGATTGGCCGAACCTGCTCCGTTTCTGCCAATTCGTAGGCAACCATGCACTCAGGTTCTCCGGACACGTAGCGGCCCATATCGACGTAAGCGCCAGCGGTGTCCATGTAGTTATCAAAGGTGACAGTCTTAAGCGCGTGATTGTGCTGGTTGGCAGAAGCGAAGTTGATTGCCGCTAGTCCTGCGCTGGGCAGTCCCTTACGCGCGATTGCGTACGCTTCTGGCATGTCCTTAGCGCCATAGAAGCTGTGATTGCCGTATTCCCGCATTTCTTTTGACCGGTAGTCCTTACCGGCAGCATTGAAGTCGATTAGCTCAGTCAGCGAGTCAAAGAACAGACTCGCATGGTTGCCGTTCTGGTTGGCGCGCATGGTGGTCCTCCGTGGTGTGGTGTGGTGCGGTGCTGAGTGGCACGTTACACGCCGTGACCGGAGCGCGCAAGCGGAATCACTAACGGCGCTTAGGAGCCTTAGCGCCAGCGGCCCAGGAGCCGTGACGGAGCTGCTTGGTTTCACTCCTGGCAGCGCCCAGGAGCGCGCTAAGCGTCGCTTAGGCACACACGCCCAGGAGCCACGCGTTAGCGCGGCAGGAGCGCACACAGCGCCCAGGAACACACGCCCAGGAGCGAAGCGCCCAGGAACACAGCGCCAGCGCGGCCCAGGAGCGCCCAGGAGCGCCGTTAGGCACACACACGCCCAGGAGCGCCAGCGCTAGCGCCGTAGGAGCGCACACAGCGCCAGGAGCGCGGCCCAGGAGCCACACAGCAAGGGACCCGGCTACCTGAGCGGCAACCGGGTCCCTGTGCGGTGCAGGAGCGCTTACGCGCTGACCTTGCCCCAAGCGGCATCATCCATGCCCTTACGGAGCGTCCAAGCAACGGCGTCGTCCCAATCGACTTGCTGTGCCAGGAGCGCCGCCATGTTCTGCGAAGCGCGCGGAGACACGACAACTCCGGCGATTGCTTCGCGCTTGACGTTGGCGCGGACACGCTGCACGTAAGCCACGGCGCGCTTAGTCACGTCCACCGGAGCACCTTCGGCAAGCGCCGCTTGCAATTCGATGTTTTCGTCAATGTCCCACCAAATTGCGACGAAACGGTCCTTAAATTCCGCGCTGAACTTCTGCGCTGCCGGGAATTCCCACGTAGGACCGTCACCCCACGTATTTGTGGCAGCGACCATAACGTGCTTATCGGTCAACTTGACGGTTTCACGGTTCGGGAACGTAATCCACCGGTTGCTCAGGAGTGAGTTAAGCGCCGCTTGGATACCCGCGTGGCTACGGTCCAATTCATCGTTAAGCAGGACACCGCCATTGGGGTTAGTTGCCCAATCGTAGACAACGGTCCAAACGAATTCGCCGGTAGCGGACATGTAACCCTTAAGCTCGCTAGCGGTGCTTTGCAGGTGGTAGCCAATGCTGTAGAAGTCGATACCCAGCGCTTCGGCAACCTGGGCGCAAACGTGAGTCTTACCGGTTCCCGGAGGACCCACAAGCTGCACGTTACGGCGCGCGGCGATTGCCTTAAGCAGCTTGTCGAAGTCCTTATGAGTCACGCCGTCAATTTCGCGCGTCTCGTTATCGGCAACCACAATCGTCCGCTCAGGCATAACCACACCTTCGATAACTTCGCGGGCAATGTCCTTAACCTGCTCAGCGTCGATTTGCGGAGTACCCAGAACCTTAAGCAGCAAGTCCCGGAGCGCGGACATTTCGTCAGCGCTGCCAGCGCCGTTACCGGCAGGAGCCGGGACAATCTCGGAATCGCTGCCGTTGTCCTGCTCAGGAGCAGGAGCAGGAGCAGGGACCTCCGTGCCGTTGTGCGTGCCGTTCTGCTCCGTGCAGACGTGCAGGTAGGTCAGCGGAATCGTCTCACCCTGTGCAATGCTCAGCGTTGCTTTGGTGGCGATAACGCGGTGCTCCGCGCCGTTCTGGTCGGTTGCCGCGTAGAACGGACCGCTATTGCCGCACTTCGGGCAAGCGGAGCGCATAGCGCGGATGCTGACCTTGGTAAGGGACTCAATCATTTTGGACCTCCGTGGTGTGTGCGCTGGTTGGGCGCTGCGGTGACTGACAGGAGCGACGTTACACGCCGTGACCGGTAAGCGCAACACTAAGTTTCACGCGGTGACCGATAAGCACGCTGACCAGCGCGTTAAGGGTCCTTAGCGGTGTGTCGCTTAGCGCCGTTTAGCGGTGTGGCACGGCCATGCTGCTCGTATCCGTTGCACACGCCCAGGAGCGCTAGCGGCCCAGGAGCGGCCCAGCGCTGCCGGAGCTGCTTGGTTTCACTCCTGGCAGCGGCTAAGCACGCTTAGCGCCCAGCGCCCAGCGCCCAGGAGCGCGACACCGGCGCGCGGCCCAGGAGCGCCCAGGAGCGCCCAGGAGCCTTAGCGCACACGCTGACAAGCGCCAGCGCGCTAACGGCGCTTAGAACGGCGCTCAGCGCCCAGGAACACACACGCACACAGCAAGGGACCCGGCTAGCCGTAGCCAACCGGGTCCCAGGAGCGGAGCGGAGCGCGTTACGCGTCAGCGCTCAGGACTGACCAGTAACCCACGTAGGACTCATCTAGTCCGTTGCGGTAGAAGTTCCCACAAGCGCCGTCAGCGTCCATAGCGGACACGTCGAAGCGCAGACCTTCTGCATACGCGCTACCGGCTAGCTCGCTGAGCGCTTCTGCCAGCGTGTCGAAGTCCTCCGCAGAGTCAACGTCGTCTGCCGGGACAATGAACTTGAGTTCAAACATGGGGACCTCCGTGGTGTGGTGTGGTGTGTACGTACGTCACAGTACACGCCGTGACCGGTACGCGCAACACGCGCGCTAAGGACCCGGCTAGCTGTGCCAACCGGGTCCCTGTGCAGCGCGTCAGACGTGCAGCGCCAGCGCGGCAAGTGCAGCGCCCAGGAGCACGCACAGCGCCAGGAGCGCCAGCGCGCGCCGTGACATGTAGCGCTCCGTGTGAACGCTGACCCGGTTCACAGCGACACCGCGCTAACGGCCCAATCGTGCATTTCGGCAATGTCGTCAGCGCTGTAATCCGTGTCCGCGCGGTGCTCCGCGTAATCGTCCATGTATTCCGTGTGCATGTCTGCAATGTCCTGCGCTACCTGCTCCGCGCTATCCGTGAACATCTGCAAACCGTCAATTTCGTCCGTTTCTGCCCAACCGTAAGCGGTGCGGATATCCACCCAAACGACATAACCGACACTTCGCAGAAACTTCGCGCGGTCCTCCGCTTCGCTGACAGTCGCATAGCACTCAGTAGCGCCGACAACGTGAACGCGGGCCTGTGCCTGTGTGAGCATTTCGTTTACCTCCGTGGTGTGGTGTGTGTGGTGACAGGAGCGAAGTTACACGCCGTGACCGATACGCGCAACACGTACGCGCGAAGCGCCCAGGAGCACGCCCAGGAGCCTTAGCACTAAGGGCAGTCGCTAAGCGCCGTTAAGGCAGCGCGCCAGGAGCGCAACCAAGCAGCTCCGGCAGCGCGGCAAGCATTAGCGCCCAGGAGCACGCGCGCGACTCCACTAAGCACGCCTAAGCCATGCGACACCGCACACCGCACAGCACGCCCAGGAGCACACGCACAGGGACACCACACACACAGCGCCGTATATGCGCCCAGGAGCGCACACACACCGCACAGGGACACCACACAGCACCGCACACGCACACACCAAACACAGCGGCCCAGGAGCACGCACACACACACAGCACGCACACACACCACACAGGGCAGCGCTACACACCACACACGCACACACTCAGCACAGCGCACAGGGACACACCACACACACGCCCAGAAGCGCCCAGGAGCCACGCACAGCGCTAAGCCACATACACGCATAGGTAAGCGCTCAGCGGAGCGCACAAGCGCACACAGCGCCAGCGCCCAATAACACACAGGGCAGCACGCGCGGGAACGTCGCAATAGCGAATATGCGAATAGCGCCCATATGCGCCCAGGAGCCAATAACCCACATATGCGGGTAAGCGCTAAGGGACACGCTAAGCACACGCACACAGGGACACACAGCGCCCAGGAGCGCACATAGCTAGGGCAGCGCTAAGCACGCCTAAGCCTTAAGCACAGGGACACGGTAAGCACGCCCCTAAGGGAACGGACACGCCGTAAGGACGACACGCCGATAGGGTTGACAATGGGTTACACGCCCTGTACCATGCCCCCGCTTAGCGTCGAGCAAACACGCTTAGGGGTTTGCTGGCCTAAGCCTAACGCATTGTTACAAATGGCGATGCCAAAAGGCCGGCTGACCTGCGGTTATGCTAAGCCTTAACGCCGTTAACCTTGTGACTAAGCACGTCGCTTAGGGTTAGCCACGATCTAGCAAAACGGCTTTGACCTGCGGTTTTACCCCCCTGGGGGGTGCGCTGGGGGGTTAGCCGCGCCCCTCCTCGATCAGCC